TCTACTGTTAGTGGCCGTAACGCACAGGGTGAAGGCGCAGCCTCAGAATAAAATATTACATTATTGTAACATTTTATAAAAAACAGTATATAATGGAGCTAGTATGACTATCTTTAAAGCGCACTGGGATACCGAAGGCGACGACGTTCGCCTTTCAATGCCGTTCTCAAAAGTTGACCAAGAACGTAGAATTGTTTCTGGTTTTGCAACTCTTGACAATGTAGACAAGCAATACGACATCGTAACAACCGATGCATCTCTTCAGGCTTTCTCTAAGTTTCGCGGAAACATTCGTGAGATGCACCAGCCTTCTGCTGTTGGCCGCATGGTGTCATTTAAAGAGGATAAGTATTTTGATCCCGACACCAAGAAATTCTATAGCGGCGTTTATGTTTCTGCGTATATTTCAAAGGGCGCCCAAGATACTTGGGAAAAGGTTATGGATGGAACATACACAGGTTTTTCAATTGGTGGGAAAATGCTAAAGTGGGATGACGCATACGATGAGAAGATGGATTCTCAGGTTCGTATTATTAAAGAATATGATCTCGTAGAGCTTTCGCTTGTTGACTCCCCCGCAAATCAGTTTGCCAACATTCTGTCTATCGAAAAGGTAGACGACACCAACGTTCTTAAGGGCGATGGTGTTGCAGAGTTGGAGAATGTATTCTGGGACGCAGAATCAGGCCTCGTCATACTGTCTGATAATGAATCCGAGAATCACCCACTGTCGGGGGTATCGATGAAGAACATTGGTTTTGTAGAAAAGACCGATGCAGAGAAGACCGACATGATTAAGTTCTTAGTTGATAGTGCTAAAGGCATTGATCTTTCTAAGATGACAGAGGAGGTAAGTCCTATGACTGACACAACAGAAAACCTTACAGAGAAATCTGATGAGGTTGTTGAAGAAGTAGAGGTCGCTCCAGAGGTAGAAGCTGAGACAGAAGAAGTTGTCGAAGAGGAAGTTGCCGAGAAGGCAGATTCCGTCGAGGGCTCTGGGGATGCAGAAGCCGAGGTTGAAAAGGCCGACGCTGCTGAAGCTGACGTTGAAAAGGCTGATGACGTAGAGTCTGATGTCGAAAAGGCCGATGCTGTCGAGGTAGAAGAGGTAGCCAAGTCCGACGATGTTAACATTGCTGACGCAGTTGTTGAAATTAAGGATACCCTCTCATCAGCCTTTAGCGATCTAGCAGAAACCGTTAAGTCTCTACACGAGCAGGTTAATGCACTCAACAAGTCAATTACTGGTGTATCCGATGAGCTATCAGCAACTAAAAAAGAAATTGCTGATGCTAAGGGCCAGTTTGATGAGTTTGGTAAGCGTGTCGATGCTGTAGAGCAAGACACTGCTTTCCGTAAATCTGGCGATCTAGGCGAGATCGTGCAGGAACAGCCAGAAATGGTTGAAAAATCCCTATGGGGCGGTCGTTTCCTCAAAACTGCCGACTTATTCAATTAAGCAAAATCACTTAGGAGGTGAAATATGTCGGAAGAGATTAAGAAAAACAACCCAGATGCAAGTGGTGATGACTCCGGTCGTTACAACGCAGAAGGCGCATTCGCGTCTGGTGGCATTGGAGGCGTTTCCAACCCCGGTGCAGACACACTAGGAAACGTTCCAACTGCTGAGTTTGGTGTTACAACAGGACCAAACGCTGTAAACCCTTCAGGTGACGCAGGCAGTGGTATTCTCCGTCCCGAACAGGCACGTCGTTTTATTGACTACGTGTGGGATGGTACTGTTCTCGCCAAAGATGGTCGCCGCGTAACTATGCGTGCCAACACTATGGAACTTGAAAAAGTTAACGTAGGTGAGCGCGTTATTCGTGCGGCTTCTCAGGGTGTAGGTGACTACACCAACACAGGTGCAACCTTCTCCAAGGTGGAACTTACTACAAAGAAGATCCGTCTTGACTGGGAGGTCAGCGCTGAAGCACTCGAAGACAACATTGAAGGTGCTGCTCTGGAAGATCACCTTGTTCGCTTGATGACAAATGCATTTGCAAATGACATCGAGGACCTAGCCATTAATGGCGATGGTGCAACAGGTAGCTTCCTTTCGATCCTTAACGGGTTCGTAAACCGCGTAAAGACTAACGGCGACGCACACGAGTACGTTGCTACGGTTACCGACAACGATTGGACTACAGAGGTTATGCAGGGAATTCTCCTTGCCATGCCCCGCAAGTACCGTGCGTTGAAGAACAACCTAAAGTTCTACGCAGGCACCGACGCATTCCAGGGTATCGTTAAGAACAACGGTACTCTTGCAGATGCAATTGCTGAAGCCTTTGCTGGTACACCAGCTGGTACAGAGCGCAACCGTCAGGCATACCTTGACGGTCAGGCCCAGACTATGGGTACTGCTCGCACCACTCGTGTTCTTGGCATTGACGTTCTAGAGGTACCCTACTACCCAGCCGGTTATGTCGATATGACATTCCCAGCTAACCGTGTATGGGGCTTCCAGCGCGACATCACCGTTAACCGCGAGTATGTTGCGAAGAAGGACACGATCGAGTACACCGTATTCGTTCGCTTCGGTATTCAGTGGGAAGAAGAAGACGCTGTGGCATACGCTGACGCAGCTGCTGATTCCTAAACCATAAATTAATACCCATAAAGGGGCAGGGACTTCGGTTCCTGCCCCTTTATTTATTCTGTTATAATAGAGATATCTATATAGGAGGCATTTAATGTCAGAAAACGATGCATGGAATGGTTCAGTGTCTGATAGCCACGCAGATCTAATTACCGCAAAAGCAACAAAAAAGCGGTCAGATGGCGATGGTACAGACGTTGTTGGATCATTAGAGACGGGTGCAATTGGCGTAAAGAAGTCAGCACCAAAAAAGAAAGCAACAACAACACAGCCCAAAAAAGAAAAAGAGCCTACTGTTGCTCTGCACTCTACAAAAAATGTTGTTTGGGAAAATGTTGGCAAGTTAGCTAAAGGCTATAACATTGTTCCAGCCGCAGCCGCTGAGAAATGGCTCACGCGCAGTCACGTTCGTGAAGCCACTCCAGAAGAGATTGCTAGAGAATACGGTAAGTAAAAATGGAAATACTGAGGGTTCCGTCATACACCACTGATGCTGTAATTAATGTATCTAGTGCTTCTACTGGATATAATTACACCATCACGGATATGGCGGACCAATCAGTAACCACAGGAACTGTAACATCTACGTCTGCTTCTAAAGTAACAATTACGCTACCCTCGGAATACGACGGGTCTTACGTTGTAAATGTAGACAGCACAGACAACTACATCGATGTTGTTAGGCCATACGTTGATCCAACTACTAAGGGCGAAACCGCAACGGACATTGCAGATTATACAAAGTATGAATCTATTGCAAGATCAATTATTGACTCAGTAATTATTGAAGGTTTTTATTACAAGAAAAAGATAATTGAAACAACCGGTTTGGGATCAGATTATATTCCTCTTTGGGTAAACGCTAAAAAAGTTTTAAAGCTTTATGAAAACAACGTTTTGCTTTTTGATGCGGCAGATCCAGAAAGCTATAGCACCTCTTACACAATAACTCAAGACAACACAGCTATTGTAGAGGTTTATGAAGGAAATATAAACAGGCTTGAGTCTGCCAATCTAATTATGCCAACTAGCGGATCAGACATTATTGACATCAAGTATGTTTATCGTGGCTTCCCTAGAACCTTTGACTACAGCGTTTTGCTAGCTGTGGGATATCCCAATGTACCCACCGACATTATTAGAGCGGCAGAGCTACTTATTGACGACATTGCCTGTGGAAAACTAGATTATGTAGAGCGATACATGAAGTCTTACCAGACTGATCAATTTAAAATTGGCTTCGACAATAGAGTTTTCGAAGGAACGGGGAATTTCGTAGTAGACAAGATTTTATCTAATTATGCCAAGTCTATTACTAAGCTTGGGGTGTTGTAATGAACTGTGGATCTAAAGACCCCCTGTACCCCATGCAGGCAGATATCTTCTACCCAGAGGTCACACAGGGCGCCTACGGCAATGTTTCTAAGGACTGGATGAAAGACAGAACTCTTGTGTGCAGTCTAGGACCAGCGGGATCTCGATTCAAAGAAGAGCTTACCCCTAATGTTGACATTAGCATTGAGTCTTTGCTAATTGGAAGATTTAAGGAAGATATTCGTTTTTCTCAAGACGATAGAGGCAAGGCCATGACTAACATTGTTATTAGCAATGTTAAGGACAGAAACTGTCAAGAGATTTATGTTGAGCCAGCAGGACCACGTAAAAATCAATCGACTATCTTCGAGGTCGCAACTGTTACTCCACATGTTGGACCCTTTGGTAAGGTAGAGTATTACAGAGTAATCTTACGCAGATCTGAGAATCAGGCGGTAGACGTATGATAGTGGCTAGGTTTAAAACTTCTGACTTTCAAAAAGAAATGAAAGCATTAATACGGTATACAAATGGCTTTTTAGATGGCGCAAGAGATGGCAAGCAAGAACTTTTGCACACCATTGGAAAAAAGACGGTAGAAATGTTGAATGATTTTATTGATGCCAATGCTAGAACAAATGATGCAGTTCTACATCACGTTTACGAGTGGTATCAGTCTGGCAGCCCCAACGCAAGACTCTTTGACATAGAGTATAAGGTTTCTGGTGGTGGGCTAACCTTTAGTTCTACATTCAGACAATCTTCTTCTGTTAGCTCTGGATCAACAGTCCCCTTTTATGATAAAGCCAGAATTATGGAGCAAGGAATACCCGTTAGAATTAAACCAGTTAGAGCACAGGTCCTAGCTTTTGAAGACAACGGAGATCAAGTTTTTACCAAGTCCGAGGTTACTGTAAGAAATCCAGGAGGACAGCAAGCCGCAGGTGGCTTTAAGAATACTGCAGATGTATTTTTTAACTCTTACTGGAAACAGTCATTCCTACAAGTTACCGGAATTGACAGAATTCTAGCTAACACAACACAGTTTAAGCAAAATCTACCAAAGGCAAAAGCTGGGGGTAGGGCAGCAGGCTATGATGTTGGCTATAGATGGATTTCAGCAAGAGGGGCTAGATAATGGCTATTGATTATCCCCCAGTATTTATTAACAATTATTTAGCTGAAAAAATTTCTTCCGAGCTTCCCGATTATTTTTCGGGTAACGTAAAGTTTTTTCCAACACAGCCAACATCAATTGATACTTTGACAGAAGAATTTCCAGAGGCATCAGAAGAGGTTTTTGCTGTATACGACAGAATGTTTAGAATGAGAAGAAGCCCCTTTCCTCATAAAAGAGTAGAGCAGCTGCTATATTACTTTTACAAAACTTCCGGTGGCGTCGAAGCTTTGATTGAGACAACCCAAACAGTTCAAGATCTTCTAGACAATGGAGACGAGTCTGCGGTAGACATGAATAGCTGGATTGGTGGAAAGCTGGCCATACCAACAGATACCGAATATATTTCTAGAGGTTTGGATGTTATAAAAGCAGGAAAAACATACTCCACCCTAAGATTTGGAACAGGTTCTTCAGCAAAAGACTTTTTTCTGCCGTATTTTCACGAATTTAAAATTTATCAACTAGAGGAAGCTAGAGATATTATCGACTTCGGAACAGCTAGAACATACGCGGGAAACAAAATAATTATAGAGTACTGCTGGCACAAATCTGGGCCAGCATAAAACAAATTATTCAAAAACGGCTGATATAATTATAGCGAGGAAACGCGCCTATTTATTTCTTAAGAAAGAAGAGGTGAAAAAATATGGCATATACACGTGGTTCAAACGCTAACATTATTGTTGGCGCTGCAGCCCTGTTCACTTATGAAGATGGTGAGCTGGCTAACACGGACTTGCCCGCCTACGTTGACGATGAGTCCTACAGGACAACTCTTTCGGACGATGTTTCGTTCCGTAACGTAGGCTACACGATGAATGGTTTGGAACTTGTTTTCCAGCCTGACTTCGGAGAGGTACAGGTCGATCAGCTCCTTGACGTAGCTAAACTCTACAAGCAGGGTATGCAGGTTAACCTAAACACCGCTTTCGCTGAAGCAACACTAGAAAACCTTCTAGTTGCAGTTGCTGGAAAGTCAACAGATCTCGGTGCCGCAGATGGCTCTGGAGACATCACAATGAACCTGTCCGCAGGTGACATTGGTGAATGTCCCGTAGAGCGCGGTATGGTTGCTGTTGGTCCAGGAACTGGAGACTGTGCTGTAGGTGAAGACCTAGAGCGAGTTTACGTTGCTTTCCGTGCGCTCTCAATTGAGAACGTTACAGTTTCAGCAAAGCGCGACGAGCCCACAATGTTTGAGGTTTCGTTCCGTCTACTGCCTAACGACGATGCTACATACGGTAAGATCGTTGATCGTACCGTTCCTGCTGGTTCTTAGTCATTAAATAAGTTTTGCCCAGGTCTTTTTGGCCTGGGCATTACTTATTTGATACACTTATTATATGGCTACTAAAATATATGAATCTGGACACGTTGAATTAATTGACGGAACCGAAATAAAGCTTGCACCACTTAAAATAAAATATCTCAGAGAGTTCATGGATGTCTTTGGTTTGATAGAATTTACCAAGAACGACGACCAGGCTATTGCTGTTTTGACAGAATGCGCTACCGTTTGTATGAAGCAGTTTTATCCGCAAATTAAAGATAGGGCAGAGCTAGAAGATTCTGTAGACCTTCCTACTGTTTATAAAATTTTAGATCTTTGTGCTGGTATAAAGATCAACGAAGAAAAAGAAGAGATTGAAGCTCAAGCTAAACAGGAATCTGTTGAAAAAAATAGCTGGAAAGAGTTAGACTTGGCAGCACTAGAAGCAGAAGCCTTCCTTGTTGGTGCTTGGGAAAACTTTGAAGCTTTAGAGCTTTCTATTACTATGGCAGAGCTTTTGGCAATTATTGAAAGAGGCAGAGAGCTAGACTATCAAGAAAAGAAATTCTTGGCAGCAATTCAGGGGGTAGACCTTGACAAACAATCTGGAAAATCTTCTAATGCCTGGGAAGAAATGAAGGCCAGAGTTTTCAGCGGTGGTCAAACAGATAACCCTAACGACATACTTTCTTTTCAGGGTGTTAAAGCTCAACAAAACGGTTTTGGTATCGGAATGGGTCTTAGTTACGAAAAGCTTAATTAGTTTTGGGCAACGAAATACCCCGATAAATAAGGCCCCTTCTGTGTTATAATATAGTAGCCAATAAAAGGAGGCAGGATAAACAAATGGCAACAAACGTAAATGAAGCAAAAGAAGTTGTTCTTGTAGACGGAACAAAGATCAAAATTAGACCACTAAAGATTTCTCTCCTGAGAACCTTTATGTCAAAGTTTGAGGGTATTCAAGGAGCAGCATCTGATAATGACAAGGCTATCGGAATTTTGATGGAGTGTGTACAAATTGCTATGAAGCAGTACAAGCCAGAAATTTCAGAAGACCTTGCTGCATTGGAAGAAATGCTAGACCTTCCAACGGTATATCAAATTGTTGAAGAGGCATCTGGAGTGAGACTGACAGATTCTCTTATTAGCTAAAAAAATAAGGGAGTAATGTTGAATGGCTGACATACAAGCTAATATTGGTATTAATCTAGATACCTCTAGAGCACTTGCTCAGCTGAAGAATCTTCAACGCCAAATTTCAGTATTTAATGCTGAGATTGCACGCGGTGGCGGTAAAGCCGCTGCAGCCGCTGCAGGAATGCAGCAGGAACTGGTCAATAGTATTAATGCTACTGGCCAGTTTTCTGCATCTATGACGACTGTCAGAAGTACAACAGACTCTTTTACCAACGCTCTCGAAAAGAACAAACTTTCTCTCGGACAGACTTTCCGCTACGCGGGGGCAGCTTCCAAAAAGTTTAGTCATCTATTTACCGGTGAATTTAATACAATTGAAAAGGTCGCTCGTGAAAGAGTAAAGACTATTCAGACCCAGTATATCAAGATGGGTCGTGATGCCAATGGAGCAATCAGGTCTATCGCAGTAAGGCCCCTTTCTCTTGATATGAATAATCTTGCCACGCAAACTGCGATGGCAGCTCAAAAACAACAGATTCTTAATCAGCTTCTAAGGCAGGGATCTACCAACCTTCTAAACTGGGGTAAAAATACTCAGTGGGCTGGTCGTCAGCTTATGGTTGGATTTACGCTACCCCTAGCCCTATTCGGAGCAGCTGCATCTAAGAGCTTTATGGAGCTTGAGGAACAAGCAATTAGATTCAAGCGAGTCTATGGAGATCTGTTTACCACCCCGCAACAAGCAGATCAAGCCTTTGCCGATATGCAAAGACTTGGTCAAGAGTTTACTAAGTATGGCGTTGCGGTAGAGAAGACTATTGGTCTAGCCGCTAGCGTTGCTCAGATGGGTAAAACTGGCGCAGAGCTTACAGCGCAGGTAACAGAAGCAACAAGGCTTGCTGTTCTTGGTGGCATGGAGCAAGAAGATGCCCTTAACACCACAATATCTCTGACCAATGCTTTTGGTATTGCCGCAGAAGATCTGACTGGCAAAATTAACTTCCTGAATGCCGCAGAAAACCAAACAATTCTATCTATTCAAGATTTTAACGAGGCTGTTCCTCGTGCCGGTAGCGTTGTAGCACAGCTAGGTGGAGACGTAGAAGACCTGGCGTTCTTCCTTACTGCTATGCGAGAAGGTGGGATCGAAGCCTCACAGGGTGCTAACGCTCTTAAGACATCTCTTGGTAGGTTGGTAAATCCAACACGAAGAGCCAGAGAAGAGCTAGCTGCCTATGGCATCGATGTAGTTGGAATTGTTGAAAGAAACGCAGGCAACCTAAGACAAACAGTTCTAGACCTGGGAATGGCCCTAGATCAGCTAGATCCACTTGAGAAGTCACGAGCTATTGAAAGACTGTTTGGCAAGTTCCAATTTGCAAGAATGTCTGCTCTGTTCAATAATATTATGGACGAAGGAAGTCAGGCCGCAGCGGTACTAGACCTAATCAACACAAGTGCTGGAGATCTTGCAACAATTGCTGGTCGAGAACTTGGCAGGGTAGAAGAGTCTGCGGCCACAAAGTTTAGGTCTGCTGTAGAACAATTCCAGGCAGCCCTTGCACCAATCGGAGAATCCTTCCTAAAACTTGTTACGCCAATTATTGAGTTTGGAACAAAAGTACTTAACGCATTTAACAACTTAAATGACGGAACCAAGGCATTTGTTGTCGGGCTTGTGGCTACTGTGGGTGCCGTTGGACCAGTTCTGCTTATGAGCATAGGTTTGCTTGCCAATGGTATAGCCAACATTATGAAAATGTTTTTGGGGCTACAGACAGTTTTCCAAAAAATTAGGGGTGGAACAAAGGGCGTAGCCGACCAAACAGAATACATGACCCAGCAGCAGCTTGAGTCTGCAGCAGCGGCGGCATCCCTAAACCAATCACACTCAACATTAAAACAAACATTCACCTCTGAACTTTCAGCAGTAAATAATCTTGTAGCAGCATATCAAAGAATGACCACTGCTCAAAGAAATTCTTTGGGCGTTCCACAGGTTGTTTCTTCTACAGCTTCGGTTCCAGGATTTGCAAAGGGCAGAAAGGTTCCAGGATACAAAGACGGCGTCGTAATGGTTCCCGGCCAAAAAGGCGCAGGGGATGTTCAACCAGCAATGCTTGCTCCTGGGGAAGCAGTTATTCCTGCCGCAATGGCAGAAAAATATGGCCCACTAATTAATGCTATGATCGCTGGAAATATTCCAGGATATATGGCAGGGAAAACAAAGAGTGGTCCAAGAAAAGCTTCTATAGGTGTAGGCGAAAATAGCTATGAGCTAGGAACTTCTTCAGGCACAGCAGAAAAAATTGCTATTTTTGCCCAAATGGTTGTAGATAATGTTGAAAACGGAGGTGACATTGTTGCAGAAGCCTTTGCAAGAATGGCCGACGATACAGGCGTTAGCGTTTCTAATTTTGTAAGAGAGATGGAGGTTGTTTCTGCTGATCTATACGGAAACAGCCCAGAAACTGTAAGAAAAACAATAGGGAAAGATGTAGAGTACAAGGCAAACGCTGCGGGAGTTAAAAATCTTCCACAACAACTTGCTTCTTCTAGGGGTCAATCGGGGATAGAAGAATATGAAAGGACTATTGCTGCAAGAGACGAATCTTTGCGTGCGTTGGAAGGACACTATAAAAAAGCCGGTAAAACAGAAGAAGAAATTCAAAAACTTTTAGCATCTAGGTCTCAAATTGTCAGAGCCCATATTGTTGAAGTAGACAATATTGAAAAAATGTTTAGAGAAGGGTGGGATCCAGATCTTTGGGTGGCTCAAACAGAATCAGAAAATCAACTTTCTAACACCTTGGAAAACAGCCCAAAAACCAGAAAAGAGTATACAAGACATCTTGAAGCTCTAGTTACAGATGAAAAAATTAGAGCAGAAATAATTGGGAAAATAACCAACAATATTGCTTTAACTGAAGAAGAACTTGAAATACAAGCTCAAGTATTAAAAAATATGTTGGCCGATGCCGAAACAATGAGGCAAACAGCCTCTGGAAAATTCATAAACGTAAGTGATAATTTTGAGTCACAAGCGGTGGGTACAGTCGGGGCGGCAAAGGGAAGGAAAAAGGCTGGTCCTGCTTCTCCAGGAGTTGGAACAAGAACTACGGTTGAAGTTTCCGAAGCCCAGAATAGACTAAAACAAGCCAGAACTAGAAACGTTTCTGGCGAAATAATGTCTGTTGCAGAAATGGAAGCCAAGAACGTTTCAAAGGTTGCTAGAGAAGGTATCAGACTTATGATTAAGTCTTTGTCTCAAGCAATAAAAGAAGAGCTTTCTAAAGGTTTTCAGTCTTCCTCACCATCTAAGGTAACAAGAAATGAAATGAAAAATGCCGTTGACGGCGCTGTCCAGGCAGTAAGAGAAGGCCAAGATGACATGCAACAGGCTGGCTCACAGCTAGCCGAAGCTACAGAACAAGGATTTAATAATTTTGGAGCAAGCGGAACTTCTTCTAGAACAAGGGGGGCTCCCAGTAGAGTTAGAACCGCAGGGGATACCACAACACCTGGACAGCCACTAGCATTTGCTATTTCTGGCGGGAAAGAAATACAAGCAGCACAAAAACAGCTTGCAGTATCTACAAGAATGTCTAGCCAAAATATTTCAAACCTTGCAGTAAGTGCGATAAACGGTGCCAACAAGATAGGTTCAATAGGTATAGCTGTTAGCTCATTGGCTGGCGGCTTAACGATGGTGGAGGGGCCTTTAGGAGAGTTCGCTAGTAAGCTTTTCCCGATAACTAGCATCATTACGGGCTTATCTTTTGCCATGAACTTTCTTAGCGCTGAAACCGTAAAGCACAACATAGCAAATGCTGCCTCAAGAATAGCGCAAGAAAGAAATACCACTGCAACCATTATTAATACTCGCGCAACACAGAGAGAAACAGTTGCCAAAACCGTTAATGCCGGTGCCACTTCGGTTGTAACGGGAACAGTTAAAAAAGTTGGAATGGGATTTAGAAATATTGGTACAAGGATAGTTGGGTTCGCAAGGGCTGTTGGCTCAGCAGCACTTGGACTGTTGGGTATTACTGCTCCGGTAGCACTAGTTGTTGCAGGGCTGGCTTTGCTTGCTGGTGGAACCTACCTACTATACAAGGTAGTTAAAGATCAAGAGGCAAAGATTAATGGACTTGGCGATGCTGCCAACATGTCTGCAGACAGATTAAACAACCTAAACGAAGCCTTGGGAATTCAGGGGTCTGGAGCAAGAGCAGCCAGCATTGAAAGCGCCCAAAGCTCTTTGGCAACCGCTGGTACCTTTGAAGAACAAAAAGAAATTGTAAATACCAAAGCTCAGTTCTTGGAGCTTCGTGAAACAAACAAAGAATTTAAAGCAGAGTGGAAGGGAACCGTAGACGCACTGAAGAGCGGCTCTGACGAAATTGCTAAATCAACCCTAGAAATGTTGGCGGTACAGCTTCAAACAGAAGGCTATACAGAAGAGCAAATAGCCGGTGTCGTAATGGCACTTCAAGAGCTTTCTGGTAAAACAGATGTAGAAATAGACTTTGCTTCGATTGATATAAACACTCAAACAGGTGCAATCGACGCAGCCGCCGAAGAGTTTGTTAGCTCGGTTGAAGATTCCGTAGGAAGGTATAACGCATACTCAACAATAAACTTTGATCAAGCGGCACTTGATAATTTTGGTGCAACACTTGCTTCATCAATTATAAATCTTAATGCACAATTTGATGCCGGACTGATTACTCTAGATCAGTATGAGTCTCAGCTAGAGTTTATTAGGCTAAAGATAGAACAGATTGCAAACGATGGTCCAAATGGTCTGGCTGGGGCCAAGGCAGCTGTAGAGGCTATGGTTGAAGATCTGAAAGAGCTAGGCTTTGAGGGCATAGAAGAAGATACTTCTGGCTTAATTGAGATTGGTACCGCAGAAAGTTTGGGTGCCGCAACCACTGTGGCTCAAGCCACCGCAGCCGGTGTGCCGGTTGACCCCGAGGACATCAAGAGAATGGAGACCGGTTTTGCCGACGGGGCAAGCGAAAGATCTCTAATTAATGCACAAAGACTAAAGAAGGGATACGACGATTTAACAGAGTCAATCAAAGACTCGACCCGAGCAAACCAAGAACAAGAAAAGATTAACGAACAAATTGAAGATCTTCCTGGCGATATTGCTGCACAAACCGATGCATTAAACGATCAAATAGATACATTTAGCGAGGTCTACGATGAAGTAGAAAACAATGTAAATATTAAAAACAAGCTAGCTGTAGCTGAAAAAATAGCGGGTGACGAGATAACCAGGTTGGCCTATGACGAGGCTCAGAGACTTGGAACAGCTCGGGAGTTCTTACAAAGCATCGATGATCAAATAGAGGCTGAAAAGCAACTTAAGGCCGCTATAGACCTTCAGGCTCTTAAAGATCAGGTTGCGCAGCAGAGGCAGCAAAATGCAGTTACCGAAGGTCTGGGAACAGCCCTTAAAGATACCGCTCTTGCACAAGAAATAATGAACAATGCCCAGTATTCTGGCATCTTAATGGCTGCGCTGGCAGAGGCTGGTTATGATGCCGCTACGGGAAGTGCAGAAAGCCTAGCTGCGGCAATGGCTAACGAAGACGTTCAAGACACCATAGCTTTTCTTAAAGATACTTTTGCCGTTCTTGGTACCGCACCAAAATCAAGTGGCGGAGGAGGAACTCCGAAGTCATTCCTTGACGATATTGTTAAAGGACTTAGAGATGTTGCCTCTGGACAAACTACAGTTACCGAAGGTTTCAAGTCTTCTCTACGTGCCCTCGTTGCTTTCAGTAAGGCAGGGGTAAAGGGTCTTAATGGTCTTTCTTCACAGCTTAGAAAAGCTGGGGTAACCGGAACATTTGCCGAAAAGATTCTTGGAATGGATCCCAAAGATTGGGAGAGACAAAAGAGGGAGCTGTTCAATTTTAATGCCGCTGGAAATATTACCGGCTTAACTGCCGCTGGCGAAGCGGTACAAGAAGCTCTGGGTGTTATTGAAATTGGTAAATTTATTGATGAACAACAAAGTCTTACTGTAAGTGTTGGGGAACAAATAGAGGCTCTTAATAGACTTACCGGCGCTGGGGCAAGCTATGAAGCAGCGTATGCTGCTGTTCAGAATGCTGCCTTTGCTTCAGCGGTAGCAACAGCCAAGAGCACCGAGCTGATTACTGCTGCCGCTCAAGAAGCTATGACTGCTATGGCAAAGATGAAAGAGCTTGAAGAAATAAATGAAGAAGAAGAGCGTAGGAAGAGAATTAGCGAAGCCATTAGAGAACAAAACAAAGAGTTCTCTAACCAAGCAAAGATTCTAGATCATATTAATAAGTCTAATTACAGCGAAGCTCAAATTAATGAAATTCTTAATAACAAAGATCTTCAGAGCCTTGTCCTAGAGCCAAGCATTGACCCAGGAGCACTTTCCACTGCCCTCGCAAATGCACAAAAACAGGCAGACCTTGAGCTAAGAATCAAGAAGCTCACGGTAGAGGGTCAAGAAGATATCTTCCAAGAAGGTGTTTCGAATGCAATGTCTGCATTCGGAGCGCTAGAAGAAGAAATAGATATTGAATTCAGGGCAAAAATCAAAGATGACGGCTCTTTGGTTCAGGATGCTGAAAGACAAATTGCACTAATTGATTTTGAGCTTGATGACTACCAGGCTGGTCTAGATGAAATTGATAGGCTAGAGCAAGACATTAACGATGTTTACGATAAAAGAATTGAAGCTCTTGACGAGGTTGCAACTCTTAATGAAGATATAGCTAGATCTCAGGAGTCCCAGCTAGAAATTGCAGACGCTTTATCTAAGGGTGATATTGCAGCAGCTGCTAGAGCGGCACAGCAAAGTCGCCAGGTACAACAAGAAAGCGCCAGAGAAGCGCAGCAAAGAATGCTTGAGGAGCAAAGAGCTTCAGAGATTGCAAGATTGCGTTCTTCCGGCGGTATGACTAGAGAAGACCTACAAGATAGAATTAGAGACCTAGAAGAACAAATCTTTAATATTGAAGAAAAGACTCTTGAGCCAGCACAAGAAAGAATTAGGCTTGCAGAAATTACGAGGGACGACAGAGTTGCCGACCTACAGGTTCTTGGAAAAACTAGAGAAGAGTGGGATAAGATATCTAACAGTGTCGATGTAGCACAAGCAAATGGTTGGAGATTTGCTGATGCAATGCAAGAGGCTCTTAATATTGTTGAAAAGCTTGTTGATAATTTAACAAATAGGCCTGCACCACCACCCCCCCCACCACCAGCGGCACCAGCACCAGCCCCACAAAGATCTTCTGGCGACGGCGGGTCTTCATCAAAATCAGCACCAGCTTCGCAGCCTCCGGATCGCAAGCCTTTGCCTGCATCAAAACCATCTGCCGCGGCATCTATAATAACTGCACAAGCAGTTAAAAATTTAAATTCTGCACAAACAAGTGTAAGAAATGCCGCAGCTGCTACGCTAGCAAGCCCACCAAAAAGCGTTTCTCAAATGACTGCGGCACAAAGAAAAGCAATTGGCCTTCCGTATGCCTATGGCGGAATGGTTGGACGTGCTCGATCTGGCCCACCACAACAATACTTTGGCGGCGGTAAAGTAAATGGTCCTGGAACAGAAAAGAGCGATTCTATTCCCGCCATGCTATCAAACGGTGAATATGTAATTAGAGCATCTTCTGTAAGATTGCTTGGTAAAGATTTCCTAGACAAGCTTAATGGTGGAAAGGTTGTACCAGACGAAAAGAATGGCCTACCCGCTTTTAGAAGGGGTGGTTTTGTAAACACAGGAACTTTGGCGGGTATTTTAAAAGCCTCACAACCCAAGCCACCACCAAAGAAATATACACCTCCAGTATCTATTAGACAAGCTGAAAGAGCCGCTAGCAAACCAGCTCCCAGACCAAAGCCCTCTCTGCCACCAAGCAGAGCGGTAGCAACCCCCGCTCCCGCTACCAGAAGGCCATCCAGCGCCTCTGCGTCAAGAACTTCTCAGCCAGTGGCACCACAGCCAACCATAAACAAATTATTAAATACCAAATCTACCGCTGCAGCAACCTCTGGAATTCTTGCAGATGTCACTGGGGGTAGGACTGGGTCACCCGACAGAATAGAAGCAAGGATAGAAGCGGTAAAACCATTCATAACTGAAGATATTGGAAAGAGTATTGAGGAGTACGTTCATTCGACCATCCCACGCGGGTGGTGGGATGGTCGAATGGACGTTCCACAACCAGGCTCTCCCTACTTTAATCAAGAAGAATACCTAAAGAACCTGCCCCTGAACCAGCCATACTCCTATAGCACTCCTGGCACGCAAGCTGTTATGCAAGCCGACCAAAGAAACACAGCTCAAAGGCTAATGGACAAAGCTCCGGCCCTCAGGGACCTTCTGACGGGCATTGGCGAGTTTTTCCTACCCATTACAGCGTCTCAAGTCGGCCAGGAAGGGCCCTCTTCCGTAGCTCCAATTAGAAGGGGGGCAACAGATAACAGCCTAGTGGATGATTTGCTAGGTATGCCGTTTGCCGGAGACATTGCTCTATATGCTGTTGGATCAGCAGCAGCTGCCGGTGTCGGAAAACTTTTGACAGGATTGATTGGAGCAGCAGGTAGAACATCTTCTAGGGTAGGGCCAACGGGAGACATTCTTTCAGAAATTAATCTTGACGGCAGCCAAGCAAGCAGAGAAGTTATTAGACAACAGCAAGAAGCTGTAGCAGCAGAAACATCAAGAATTCTTGGTGAAACTCTTAATACTGGTATATCTACCGGACAAATAAGTGGTCCCACTCAGATTGGAATAGTTCGTCAATATATAGATGATTTGGTTAGATCGGACAGACTTTCTACCGGCCCAGAAATAACCGTTAATAAAGAAATTTTAGACAACATCCCCCACGTTAGAGACCTTTCTCCAATGGACCTTTTCGTTGTAGCGGCAAGGCATCAGGATCTCCCAGTCGGACCCATTACGGGCAAAGCAGATTTAGGAGAATTATTAAATCCAAACCTAATCCGCACAGATAACAAAAGAACATTTATTTCTAATGTAAATCCGTTTGAAAATATTTTAGAAAGTTTTGGTCGTGTTAGCCCTGCAAAAATGGATCTCGAAGACCAGTTAAGATTTTTAATTGATGCTCCAAACATGGCGTCAAATGCCACCGAGGCAGCGGCTCTAAGGGGTATGCTTTTGCCACAGCTTGGACCATCCCCAAGGTTCTTAGTTTCTAGTTCTGGCCCCGACGCCGCGTTTGTTACAGCAAGCGGAATGACCCAACGATTCCCAAACCTAGTCAATCCAAGACTTCAAAACAATGAACTAGCGGCAGCTATGGGTATAGATACAAACATGAGCCCACTTTCTGCATATTTGCACAAGAAGCAGCTAGAGAGGGCAGACATGTTCACTCTGGGTCACGAAAACTCTCACATTGTTCAAAAACTTTATGAAAAGCTGGGAATAAAAACACCGGCTAACCTTCCTAGCGGAACCCAGTCTTCAAATTTCAATGCGCTTCACGAGGGCGGAGCCAGAGTAACCGACTCTATGTATAAAAATGTTTTTGCTGCAAATCCCAATTTATTAAGAAGATTCTTTTCAGAAGACCCCTCCGCACCCGGACAGGTATATCCATACACGCGGAGTATAACCATCGAAGACACCCTAAGATTTTTGGGAATTGATGAGTTTGGTGGAGTCCACAGCTCTAAAGGTTCCGCTCGGGATTATGGCAATTTCATTAAAGATTATCTTTCCGGGAGTAGGAAGTTTCAGTACTCTTCTGATTGGCTTGAAACCTATGCTACAGCTCTTGAAAATAGCGGTATACATACCGCCAGTCAGATACAGCAGTATAAGGCTCTTGCGGCATCTCTTTCCGATGTCTGGTTTGATATGGCAGGTACAAACGCAATAGCACGCACTAGAAGATTTTTACAAATGATTGACAGCAACCTACCCTCTTCTACTATTCGAGATAATCCCGATTACATAGCAAACCTTGCAGTATTTAAAAAAGTTTTGCAAAAACAATCCGTGTTTGGTCGAATAAGAGATGCTTTTGGTCTGGGGGATCCAAGGGTGTCCCCGGCTGCACTTATGGGCAGTCCTTCACGACCTCCCACCCCAACGCAATCCTCTGAATTCATACAGGGCTCTAGTCTAAAAAGGCTTAAGGACCCACCGAAAGATGTTGAGTATGAGCCGGGCGCTCAGATGATGGTTTCAAGCTTTGCAACAGATGCTTCAGGTAATAAATTCTTTGTTAAGGGACACCTACACGAAAGCTGGGAAACCGGAGAGCCAGACACAGTTAATAGCTCTTTTATCAATGAATTTTTAGCGGGTAGAATAGGAAACTATATCGGTGCAGACACACCACAGTCATACGTAATTAAAAGATCCGCTGGAGAGGCTGCTGTTGCAACCGGAATAAAAAGCAATATAGATGAACCGTTTGAAATAGCAACAAGAGTTGTTCCATCATCTCATAGCCTAGACCCCGAATATATGAAAGCCCTTGTGCTTACTTCAGACAACCCGTACAAAACAATAGAAGAGCTTTTTGATGGTTTTGTGGATTACAGCAGAACAACTCCAGCCTTAAACGCTATAATGGGAAACAGTGACCTACACTACAACAATATTCTTTGGAGTAATGCAACAAAGAAATTTAACCAAATTGACTTTAACGAGGCCAAGCCGATTGGCCTGAAGATGGCTCCAGGCATTCCAACAACCCACCCCCAAGTTCGAAACGCGCTTGTTATTGCAAAAAGTTCTATGGCACTTGTTCGTGAGTCCCTAAACGACGCTGTTGGGGCGGCACTGGAAAATCAACTTTTGAGTCAATCACAGCAATTAGCGATAATAAGTAAAATGAACGCTTCTGGGGTTAAGCTGACCGCAAACAAAAATGCTACAGACCCACTTTCTGACACCGTTCTAGATATGACAACTACACAAGACTACACAAAATTGTTTGAAAAGATTGCTAGTTCTGATGGAGAAAACTATATTGCGCAAGCCCTTGAAGGAGAATGGCGGGGTATCAAGGGCGGCACCAGAGTTGTTGATCCTTGGGTATTAAAAGACATACAAGAAAGAGCCGAAGTACTTTCGGAGTTTGGAAAAGTTTCTCTTGATGTTGGAGACTACGGAATGATGGCGCAAAGAATGGCGGTCAGAGGTAAAGGGTTTATGGCTGGGGGATTTGTAAAATCAAGAAATACAGACAACATACCCGCAATGCTTTCTGCTGGAGAGTATGTTGTAAAACGCTCAGCGGTACAAAACTTTGGGGCCGGTAATCTAGAGAAGATTAACAATGGAACATACAACGACGGTTCGGTGTATAATTATAACTTGGCAGTAAATGTTAAGTCTGACGCAGACCCCAACAAGATTGCAAGAACTGTTATAACAAACATCAAGGGTATTGAAAACCAGAGAGTTCGAGGGAATAAGCTTTAATGGCTACCGCAACATATTTAGCAGGTCGTAAAAAGTATGGTCGTCCACAGGCTATGCTTTTTTCAGATAACCCAGGAACTTTAGATGGAGGCTTCTACGTACCGCAGGGGACAGAGTTTGAAGATTTCATTATCCTTTCCGACCACAATAGAGAAAAGATTGATTTTAGACCTAACAGAATTGAGAACAAAGTAAGAACTATCAATGGTCGTATGCGTTCTTACCACATTGCTGACAAACTAAGCATTTCTACTAGTTGGAAAGCTTTGCCATCAAGAGCTTCATCCGCAGAACCAGTTATTGATCAGGAGTCTGGTCAAATATTTATTGGCCCCAACGATTTGGCCTATACCGCTGATAACGGGGCGGGAGGTGTAGACCTATTAAACTGGTATGAAAATCATCAGGGCTCTTTCTGGGTATTTTTAGCATATGACAAGTTGACAAACTTTTCTTCCGATCGTTATAATAAGATGGGGCAGTATAACGAAATCATAGAGGTTTTCTTCGAAGACTTTCAATATGACGTTGTAAATAGAGGTCGTGGCACACACGACTTTTGGGATATATCTTTAAGTTTGGAAGAGGTCTAATGTTTACCAATCCAGAGCTTGAAGAACATCTTCAGACATCTTCTACCATTAGATTACAGTCAGCAGTAATTGCCGAATGGAATATGAATGTTGCAGAAAATATTGCTCAGGTGGGGAACTATCGATACAGGCCAAACGATACCGAGGACACAAGGTACAACGATATAGCCCAATCCTTCAGTTTCGATGACACAGAATCTTTGTTCTATACCGGCGCTACTGATGCTGACGTAGTTATTGATGGCGGGTTTGAAGATGACGAAACACCTGTAGCTTTTGTATCAAATAAACAAAAAGAAAAAATGCTTTATTCTTTGGAGGATTGCTTTGGTAGGTTCAGGCCTCGGTCGGGCATAAATAAGCTGAGATACTTCGATAACAAGTATTCTCATCACGACACCTTAAATCTTGCTCGCAGACCAAGATACTACATGTCAGACAAGAATGATTCTTTTAAATATTGGACATCTTATAGAACAGAAGAGGGTATCGAACGCGGTATCGCAAATCAGATCATAAACAATAAATATTACATTGAAGATGCCGCACCATATGTTGTTTACGAAAACTCTGTGCCAGCAAACAGAATTGTTGTTAAGATGCAAACAAATGTTGGTGATATAAATCTTGGACCCTTTACTAATTCTACAGGTACCTACGACGACCCTCTTTTCGGAGACACGAACAAGACAACTCCCGTTGTTTGGAAAATTCAATATCTTAAAGACGATAACTGGATTGATGCCGCCAGCTTTGACAAAAACTCTGTGCGTCGTAACGGAAACCCCATTATTGGGTCAGACGGCTATGTAGAGCTATACTATGGTCTTTTGGTTCCAGACGAATACTATAATGTTTTTAGGTTTGAAAAAACACTTTCTTCTGCATCTCTTTTGCCAGACGCTTCAGATTTTTCAAACGGCACAGCATTCTTAGTTAGAACCTCAGAAAGCGATAGCGGAACCATCCACATTGTGGATGACTCGGAATATGTTTCTTTTCCGGCTAGTTATGGCTGGAGCATTCTTGACGACGTGACAAGATCCGTTAGCTTTGTTACAGACCTCACTTCGCCCCCAAGCTTTGACAACATAAACTCTTTGGGTATTGTTTACAGAGAGTTTGAATACATAAAGGGCTTAAGGGTGGTTGTAGAAACAATGAATGTTTTTGACTCTACTTTTGATTTAATTGAGCTTTCTCCCAGACTATCTGTAGATCTGTCAGACAAGGTAACAGCATTTTCTATTAAAAAGTCAGCATCTGACCTTGGAGTAAGCGGTTTGCCGGTGGGACAGCTTCTTGCTTCTACGGGAAGTCTGAACCTGTTTGATTATGACCAGGCATTTTTCAAGGAAAACACCAACAGCATTATTAAAGACTATACTTCGCAAAATATACAGATAAAGCTATACGAAATTGTTGTAGATGTTAATGGTCTAGATTTTTTTGTTCCAATTAAAACAATGTACTCCGAGGGCTTCCCCAGCATAAAAAACACAGATAGGTCCGTATCTCTTAGCCTAAGAGATCTATTCTTTTATTTTGAGTCCACGATTTCTCCACAAATACTTATTCAGGAAGCGTCGCTTTCTTATGCAGTTTCATTATTGCTAGACTCTGTGGGATTTTCTAACTACACCTTTTTAAGAAACGAAGGGGAATCAGAAGACGTAATCCCATATTTCTACATAGAACCAGACAAGTCAATAGCTGAAATATTAAATGATATTGCAAGATCAACCCAGTCGGCAATGTTCTTTGACGAGTATAATAATTTTGTTGTAATGAGTAAGGGGTATATGATGCCCACATTAGAAGAACGTGAAACAGACATTGTTTTGTACGGCACCAAAGACTTCTCTGACACCGGAGTTCTAAAAAACTCTAATGATTCAAGCAGGCTAACAAATATTGTTAGTGTTTCTTCTCAAGATAACGAAGTATTTAATGATGGCACCATTACTTATTCCACAAGATATATTCAAAGATCTTTTAGCTCTATCAGGCAGGCTTCTCTGCTAGAAAGAGATAAAACCTGGATATACAAACCAGCGCTTTTGTGGGAAGTCGCACCAACCGAAAATGTAAGATCGGTGAATGATGAGGTTGGAGATCAGTCTGCATATGTTCTTAGTGCTATACCACTAAACTCGGACCTTTCTGCAGACCTGCCAGAGGTTGTTAATTATAAAATAAACAACAACATTATGGATTTTGGCGAGGGTATTTATTGGCTCACAAGATACAACGGATACTTCTATGCTAATGGAGAAATAATTAAGTACGATGCCGTTCAGTATAATATCCCAGGCCTTTCTTCAGTCGAGCAGGACGTTGACAACGGAGATAACGTCTGGATTAGTAGCGTAAAAGAATACCAAAGATATTTCTCCAAGGTTCCTTTTAATGGAAAGATATATCCCACAGGTCTGGTGAGAATCTACTCTGAGCCAAACTACGAAGCGGCAGATGGCACTGTTAGATTATCAAATGGCCCGGTGGCAAAGCATGGAAGGGGGCAGTTTGGAACAGGTATCGTAGAGCATAGTGCCGGACTAAGTTCCTACTGGACAGACGATAACAATATTCGTGTAATTGTTACAAGTTCGGAATATATTTTTGGACCCTCAGAAAGATCCAAGACGGTAACTGGAGTGACCTTGGCATCCAACGATCCCGTTGCTGTCTTTGAAGTTGCAGACGTTTCTGTTGCAAATGTAGGAGAGTATGTAGAAAAATATTTTGAATACGAAAGCCTTGTTGCTTCAGAAAATGAAAATTATATTCAGCCAGACACCAGAATAGTTTCAATTGATTCAGATACCCAAACAATCACAACCGACAAGCCAGTTCTTTCTGTTTCAGAGTCAAACCCGATAGACTCTATTAAGCTTGTAATACGAGTTCCAGATACTGTAGTGGGTGCTGCCGGGCTTTCAAATGAGGAGGCCAAAGAAACAACAAGGTCTGGACTAATTAAAAACTTTTTTGCAAACCCCTACGTTGAAGAAAGAGAAAGCATTCCAGACTATCCGGCTACCATCCAATCTTCGGCACTCGTTATGACCGGAGATACGTCTCAAAAATCTATCGACTTTATGTCCTATGTGTATAAACCATTAGAAAACAAGTTTAGACATTTTGGCACAAGGGTTAGAATTGTGGGAAGGATAGAAGACGGAGGTGCAAGATCTCAATCTGCAAATGGCTCTACAACTTATTTTACAACCACAAACACCAGAACCGACCAAGAAGTGACCATATCTGGTGGATCTGGCGGTCTCGGCATACTTTTAAATCCAGAAACAAATAATGGCTACTTCTTTGAAATTACAGCCCTTACTGCCTCCAACGTCTCAGAGTATGGAGACGACACCGTTTCAAACGTTGCGTTTTATAAAATAAAAAGAAATAGCTCTGCTACCAGCGACTCCGAGAAGGCCGTACCGATCAAGTTGTGGAACGGCATTGCAAATATTATTGTAGATGATGGAAGGTTCACCGGGCAGTCTAGAATGATAGACGAAATATCCCCCACCGTGTATGACCTAGCCGTAGAATATGAAGAAGTTGGCAACGCAAAAAGATTTTATCTTTATATAAACAACGTAATTGTTGGAATTGTTGACGACACAGAGCCATTGCCCACATACAACAACATGGCATTGTTCGTAAGAGGTGGGGCACAGCTAATGTTTGAAAATGTTTATGCCTTAACAGAAAACTATAGCCAAAACACGAGCTTTAGCTTGGAAGCCCCAGTTAGGTCTGCATTTGGAAATGAAGAAATTAACGCAAATAAGTCTTTTCAAAAATATGCCTTGAGCGGATTAATTCAATCAACCTATCTTTCAGGCATTGGTGCCAACGAGCCACCAAGGTATAATATATATTTTGAAGAGTTCGGCACAATAATGAGAGAGGCTGCCTATTTTGACGTAAGATACGATAAGGCATACCCAGCACTATCAGCCAAAGTTTCACCAACTTTTAACAGACTAAAGGGATACACCGTCTCGGGTTTTAGGGCGGGTTCTTATGGGGCAGAGTTTTTAGTTTTTAACAACACAGACACCGCCCTTTCCTTAGACTCATCTAGCGGAAACTATCTTAGAATTCAGGGGGTCACCTTTACCCAGCAATCAGACAACGAGCTTAGTGTTGACGAGTACTTTGACAAAATAGGCAATCTTTCCGATCCAGAGCTTTCTGGAGAATTTGTTGTTAGATCTCCAGAGGTAGCAAAAGAAAAGTACAGAGATATCAAGCTAAGCAGATTAACTCAAGGCAAAAACTCTTTTAGCATCAATGCTAAATATATACAGAGCCAGGACACGGCAGAAAGCCTGATGAATTGGTTATCTGAAAAAATAATGCAGCCAAGAAAGTCTGTTGGAGTAGAAGTGTTTGGCCTGCCCATCTTGCAGCTAGGAGATATTGTTGAAATTGAATACACCAACGAAAACAATGTTCAAGAAATATCTCCAGAAAGCTCTAGGTTTGTTGTTTACTACATGGACTATGACAGAAAAGAAGATGGTCCCAAGATGAACGTATATTTGAGTGAGGTTATATAATGACTGATGAAGTAAATGCTACGCCAGATATTCCAGATATTCAGTCTACCCAGGCCGAATCTTCTAGTCAGGGAATTAAAATAGCTACCCCAGATATAATTTTATTTAATGAGGACGCTATTCCTGTAGAAGTTATGGCAGATCTTCTTTTTGAAGAAATCGGTGGGCAAGAAATAATTTCTATAGCTAGAAACGATATTGTAAACGGTCAGAACATTTCTTACAGCCTTATAGGTAATTTGAATGGATTGCAGCGCAGATATAACTCTAAAAATATATTTAGTTTGCCAGACACAATAGAAAAATATTTTAGCAACTTTTCTATTAGATTTGACACACACGTTCCAGAAAATGGAACTGGCCCAGAGGGACAAAGGGTTTACGTTGTTCAAGAATCTACTCCAACTTCCGTTAGAGGAGATCTGGTTATCGATGTCGTAAATATGGAAACAAACGAAAGAGTTGATATTGAAGTTCTTAGAAGCGGTACCCCTCTGAGTGATACAATATATGAGGAGGAATCTTGATTACTAATACCGGAAGAACAATTTTGGCCAAATACCTAATTGGACAGGCGCCATCATATGCGTCTCATATAGCTTTGGGGGTCGGCGCAACGCCACTAGGACTTTCGGACCCTTTTGAAGATTACTCTACAAAAAGAAACCTAGACTTTGAGGTTCTTAGAATACCTATTAGCTCCAGGGGATATGTCTACGACGAGGCTGGTGTTGCCAACATTGTTTTTGCTGGAGAGCTTCCAGGAGATCAGCGATACCTTTTTAGTGAAATCGGTATATTTTCTGCAAAGTCCAATCCTGCGGCAGGTGCAGAAGACAGCAAGATGCTTTATACATTTTCTGCTTCTGAGAACTGGGAGTACCACAATAGAGCCTCTGCCACAAGTATACCAACAGTGGTTGAACCGCTGAATGGTGAGCTAGAAGGCAGTATTATCGAACCACTAGATGGGGACAGCCTGCCTATTCCAGTTTTTAGGACAAACTCTAACAATGTAATCTTTAATAGTGATCCAAGAATTAATAGGTATGAGCTTCCTAGATTTTTAGATAGAGCACTTCTTATTTCTGGAGATATGTCTTACATAGAAGAGTACGATGGAATTCTTTCTATTAAAGAGTCTACCCCCTCGGAATATTATGGTACACACCTGCACCTGACCGGTATTACTAACAACTTTAACCGCAACTCTTCTTCGGATCAGCTGCGTCTAGCCTTTTCTGTTTTAGACAAGGACTCTTCTCAATCAGGAACAAGCGCTGGCAGGGTTGGTGGGGTTCGGATAATCCTAGAGTTTGCCTCTAGCGATGCCCTAGACCCTCAAAACTTTGCAAGGCTTGAGGTTGACTTAGACCCATCCGATGGTGATTTTGTTACAAATCGATACATTGTTGTTACAAAAACCTTGGGGGAGCTTGTAAAGAGCAACACCTTTACTTGGAATACAATTAATGTTATTAAGATTTATGCAATGGTATATGATGCTACGGGTAGCGGAATACCCTCCGATAATTTCTATATTGCCCTAGATGGTCTTAGGTTAGAAAACGTTACCGCACAAAACCCGCTTTATGGAATGACGGGGTATACCGTAATTAAAACCGAAAATGGTCAAACAATTACAAAAGAAGCCAACACCTCAAATCTTGTAGAGTTTAGATATGGCTTGGATGTAGCATAATGCCAAGGGGACAGCAGAAGGTTAGAATTCCAAGATCTGACTTGCCAGAAGTCTCTAGGCTTTCAGACGGAACCTATGGATACATTGTTAGATACAGAATTATATCTGAAGATCAAAACCGATTTTCACACTGGAGCCCTATCCGAGAATTGACTGTTCCGCCAATAGTTCCCACTTTGGATGGAGACATTGCAGTAAACGGAAACATTGTTCAAGTTGCCTGGGGAGATCAAGAGTTTCGAACTGCCTACGATGTTTTTATAAGTTTTAACGGCGAAGACTATGTCTACAACGGAACAACATCAAACAACCAATATTCATTTTTGGCACCCTATGACTCTTTAAGTGTTAGAGCTTTGATACAGGTCGCAAGTACAGAAAAAGAAGAAACGCCCTACCTTACAATATTTGAAAGTATAGAGACAGACCTGGTATAATTGGGTCTAGGAGAAAAATGTCAAAAATACCATTGCCAGAACGAGGCCAGCCTCTAGATCTTTCGTATATCTATCAGTTGGCCAATACGATTAATGAGTTAGCTACCCAGCTGTCTCCCACTACGGGAAGATATACCTCAATCGACACGGCTTCCGCTGGGAATCAAAGCGTAAGAACCTCCGACGCTAGAATTGTAGGCGGCTATGTTACCGTAACAAACAACTCAACTACCAGCCCAGACGGAGAGGGTAGTTTTAGTTATAACTTTAGTGACTTTAGGTATGCACCAGTCGTAACTGCAACACCACTACTTATCGATGAAAGCTCTACTGAGTCTGGAAAAGACATTTCTGTTGTTTTAACAAAAGTTTCAAACAACCGCGTAGAGGGTATCGTAAAGTTTAACACTATTGGTGTAGCATCTGTTGGAATTAATCTTTTAATGGTCGGCATTCCTGTCTAGGAGAGAGATGGATCGAGAGGCGTATAACAGCGCTCCAGTTATTACTGGCAGTAAGCGTGTTTGGTTTTTAAATAATTGTCTTGTTAGAAAGTATCACTTCAACAAGTCAAACGGCATCATGTCAGTGTTTAACATAACCAACGATCAAATTGAAAGCTGCCTCATCTCTGATTTCAAAAGAAATAGAGAAAGAGCTTTTAGCGTTAAAGAGACAGCAGAGCTTGTTCACAGGCATCAAAAACACCTGTACAGACTTATTCACCAAGGCCTAATTCCTCCCCCTGTTGGAGCTACCAAGGGCGGGGAAAGGGCTTGGAGAATCAGGGCATACTATTCAGAAACAATGGTTAAAGAAATTCGTGATATCATTGCTAAGCAGCATATGGGTAGACCAAGAAAAGACGGCTTGATCACCAATGATTCAACTCCTACCGTTCAGGAGTTGACAAGACGTATGGGGGATGGTATCCTGACTTATACGAGAACAGAAGACGGTAACTTTGTACCAATTTGGACAGAGTCTATTTAGAAGGGTATGAGATGGAAAACAGCAGTGCTAAGGTAAGCGTTGCATTGGGCTATACGCTCAATCTAGGAAACTTTCAATCATTGCGTATTGATCTGGGCGTAGAAGACTCAGAGCGCGATGGAGAAAACATTAGCGAGGCCTTTGATAGGGTTTATGCTTTTGTAGAGCAGAAGCTCACAGACAAGGTTAAAGAAGCATCGGCAGAAGTTAGTCAATAATGGCTGACCGCAAAGACCGAATGGCTTTGCTCAGCAGATATGCAAAACTTTATACATTTAAGTATAATACAAAGCCGACACACAACATTAACAAAGAGCAATGGGCAGCAGACTCTTTGATAGAGTCTTATGGTCTGCCTGGGTGCTACGACCTTTTAGAGTACTACTTTGATGTAGCGCATACGCCAAGCTGGAGTTATTTCGCTAACTATGCAGAGAAGATCTTGCAGGCAAAAGAACAGTTTGAAGAAGACCAAAGAGAGAGAGCGGAGAGACGTAAAATGGCAAAGGAATGGCTAAATGGATAGCGCCGAAGCAAAGGTCTTATCTGCGGTTCTAAAAGACAAACAGATCCACGTACTCCTACAGGCTAACGCAGACAACCTGATGTCAACGCACGGCGACATCTGGGAATTTATTAGACGATATACCGAAAGTAATAGCGAGCTTCCTCCGGTAAATCTGGTACAGCAAAAGTTTCCAGACTTCCACCTTGTAGAAGACGTAGGTGCAACAAGGCACCACCTAGAGGAGTTGCAGTCAGAGTATCTTAGTACTACGCTTAAAGAAATTATTCGCACAGCAGCCTCTGAGATTCAGGATGGGCAAAGCGGTGGGGCATTAGAAGAGCTTATCAACAAGACTTCAGAACTTAAGAAAAACACTTCAGTAATTAAAGACATTGATGCAACGGATATCGAAGACGCAGTAGCCTACTTCCAGAACGTGCAAAAGCAGAAAGAGCTTGGCGTACTAGGGATTAAGACTGGGCTTCCAGGATTTGATAACTATCTGCCCTCTGGCATTATGCCAGGACAGCTCGGAGTGTTTCTTGCATATCCTGGTATTGGTAAGTCCTGGCTGTCTCTCTACTTTGCTGTGCAGGCATGGAAGCAGGGAAAGTCCCCACTAGTCATCAGCCTTGAGATGTCCGAGACAGAGGTTCGTAACCGTGTGTTTACCATTATGGGCGAGGGGCTCTGGTCACATCGCAAGATAAGCAACGGCGAAATCGAGATAGAAGATCTTAAGCGTTGGCACCAGGCGCACATTAAAGACAAGCCACCATTTAGGATTGTATCTAACGACACAGGCGGAGACATTACCCCATCTGTTTTGCGAGGAAAGATGGACCAGTACAAGCCAGACTTCGTAATCGTTGACTACCTGCAGCTTATGAGTCCTAACCAAAAGTCTGACAACGAAACTGTTAGAATGAAGAATCTGTCTCGTGAGCTAAAGCTTATGGCAATTTCAGAGGAAGTTCCCATTATTGCAATTTCTTCTGCAACACCAGATGATGCAACTAGGCTAGACACCGTACCGACCCTAGGGCAAACAGCCTGGTCCAGACAGATTAGCTACGATGCCGACTGGGTCCTAGCCTTGGGAAGAGCTAGCAATAGCGACATCATCGAGGTCGCCTGGAGAAAAAACAGAAATGGAATGATGTCTGACTTTTATATCCAGGCAGATTTTGATAAAGGTTGGTACCGTTACAAAGATATAGAGGAAGACAACTAGCAATATATTGTGCTATACTTTTTAAATGAAAGAATGTACTCGGTGTCACAAGGTCCTAGACGAATCTTTCTTTTATAAAGACGGAAAAGGGCTTATCTCTAGATGCAAGAAGTGCATAAAAGAAATTCGTGCAGAGTATTATAGACAGAACAATATTCTAATTAAACAAAAAAGAAAAAAGTATGTAGAAAATAATAAAGAAAAAATTTCCGCTTTAGATAAAAAGTATAAAAGATCAGAAGTCGGAATAAAAAAAAGAAAAGAAAACTATAAAAAGAATATAGAAAAACATAGAGAAAAAGATAGAGACAGATACAGAAAATATTGGATCAAAAGAAGGCTTTCTCAAATTAAGTCAAAAAGTCTAAGGCTCGGAGTAAGCTTTGACATAACCGAAGATTGGGTTTTAAAACAGTTAGAAAAACAAAACTGGACGTGCTACTGGACCGCAGTTCCACTAGACGTAAACAGTGTTTTGTTTAGGCCCAGCTTTGACAGGATAATTCCTAGCGGCGGTTATACAAAAGACAACGTTGTTATTTGCTCTTTCTTTGTTAATATGGGAAGAAACAATGCCAGTACCGAAGAGCTGGGCCTTATGATCAATCAAATAAAAAGAACTTATAGAGGATTTAGTTTAAACTAGCTTATATAATGGTGGTATGACAAACGTACACCATAAGCCACTAAAAAGGTTTGGGCTAGAAGGAACTATATACGACGACTCTGCTATTTGGAGATTAAAAATAGAATACATGAGACTGATAATCTCAGAAATGCGTTTGTCTGGTTATGTTCCTCGAATTGACATTGCGCCAGACTTTACTATGGGCTATAATGAGAAATCACAAAGCTTTAATTTTGAATTATCCCTATACGGGATCTATGTGGGAAAGAGAAAGAGCGAATGGATATTCGGGGTAGACGAAACAAGGGTCATACCTATACAGCAGAACAAGTTAGAAGAGTACTTGCGGGAAGCGGCATAGACGTAGAGTCTGAAGTAGACACAGACTTCCTGATTTTTTGTCCATTCCACGCAAATTTCAGAACTCCCGCTGGTGAAGTTGACAAGGTAAGAGGCACTTTCTTTTGTTTTTCCTGTCACCACGTTTCTAGTCTTGTAGAGCTTGTCATGCACCAGACCAGAAAGACTTACTTTGAGTCAATTAGATTTGTTAAATCTATGGAAATTGAAAGTGACTTGCAAGAAGAGGTTGCACAAAGACTAAACAAAAAGCCAGACTACGTACCATTTGACGAGCTGCTCGTAAAGAGGTTGGCTGCTACGGCATTAGAATCACCAAGAGCCAAGACCTATTACTTTGGTAGAAAGATTACAGAAGACTCTATGAAGAAGTTTGATCTTGGATACTCAGAGAGTCAGGACATGGTTACGATTCCCGTCCACTCACCAGACGGTATGCTGGTTGGCTTTGTGGGCCGCTCTGTAGAGGGTAAAGAGTTTAAGAACACTCCTGGACTACCCAAGGGCAAAACACTTTTTAATTTATATAGGGTTAAGACATCTCGTAAGGTCTACGTCGTAGAGTCCTCATTTGACGCCATCAGGCTTGATCAGTGCGGGATGCCAGCGGTAGCAACACTAGGATCCAACGTATCTAATATCCAAACAGAGTTGCTAAAAAAATACTTCAATGATATAATTGTCATTGCAGATAATGATGATGCAGGAAACAGTATGGCTAAGCGGCTTCAAGAAAAGCTGGGGGCTAAGATTTCTGTTCTTCATTTAGAAACAAAATATAAAGACATTGGCGATATGGATGATGCAGACATCAAAGCTCTAAACTTTGACTTCGCAGATTCGATATCATCAATTCTAAACTAAATATATATAAAATATCAATCAAGTATCAACTAAGTATAGGAGAAAATATATGAGCGTAGTAAAAGGGTTGAAGAATATCAACGCACTACTCGACAGGCCAAAGTATGACAGCGACAAGCCCCGCGTAAAGTGGCTGAAGCTTGCTGATGGTCAGTCCGTCAAGATCCGCTTCCTTGAGGAGCTGGATGAAGACTCTGCAAACTATGACGCAGAGCGTGGACTTTCACTTGTTGTGAGAGAACACACTAACCCCAAGGACTACCGCCGCAAGGCAGTAGACACTATGGAGACCGAAGGTCGTGACTGGGCAGATGAGATGCACAGGAAAGACCCCAAGGCTGGCTGGGGTGGACGACTCCGCTTCTACTGCAACGTGCTAGTAGACGACGGAATCGAAGAGCCATACGTGGCAATTTGGTCCATTGGTGTTGGAAAGCAGTCGCCTTTCAACGTCATTCGTGACTACGCACTTGAGACAGGTAGTATTTCTAATCTTACCTGGAAGCTCAAGCGCAATGGTCAGGGAGTGGACACAAGCTACACCCTCATTCCTGGTGCTCCAGACAGCGAGCCCCACAATTGGGAAGACATTAAGCCCTATGACCTTAATGTCGCTCTTAACCACATACCATATGCAGATCAGGAAGCCTACTACCTTGGCTTTGACTCACCTTCTGCTACCACCGCATCTAATGTGGAGTGGTAATCAGGTATGACATATAGTGGCTTACATGTTCACACTCATTTCAGTCTTTTCGATGGAATTGCTAAACCGGAAGAGTATATTGATAGAGCCGTAGAGCTTGGAATGGGTTCTCTGGCGATTACAGATCATGGAACACTTTCTGGTCACAGAGAGTTTTTCCGTGCCGCCAAAGAAAAGAACATTAAGCCAATTCTTGGCGTGGAGGGCTATATAACCGAAGATAGGTTCGATCAACGCGATCGGGATAGTAGAGAAGGGCCTTTAGACCTTGTTTACAACCATATAGTCCTCCTTGCTAAGAGCCAAAAAGGCTTGGAGAATCTTAATAAGCTAAACGAAATTGCTTGGACAGAGGGTTTTTACAAGAAGCCACGCATTGACTATGAAGTTTTAGAGAAGTACAAAGAGGGCATTATCGTAACCTCTGGATGTCTTAGCGGAACTATTGCCAAGGCCATTGAGGCTGGGGAGTTAGCAGAAGCTAAGCGTCAAATCGAGTGGCACCACAAAGTATTTGGGGACGACTATTACATCGAGGTAATGCCACACAACCCAGCAGAAATGAATCACCAGCTGCTTGCCCTAGCAGATGAGTTTGGAATTAAGCCAGTAGTAACACCAGACTGCCACCACTCTGATGTGGGGCAGAAAGAGATTCAAGAGCTTAAGCTAATTCTTAACACTTATAGCAACAAGATTCAGAAGGATGCTACCTTCGAAAAGTCTAAAAAGTTTGACAACCTTAAGGATAGACTTAATTATCTTTACGGAGATCGAGACATCTCTTTTGATAATTTTGACATTCACTTGCTTTCAGATGAAGAAATGAGAGCCGCCATGACTTCTCAGGGTATCGAGAGAGAAGACATTTACGAAAACACTGTAGAGATTTCTAACAAGATCACAGACTATGATATTCGAGATGGCCTAGACCTTCTTCCAGCACAATATCAAAACCCCTATCGAGAGCTTGCTGAGCTAGCCGTAGAGGGTCTAAAAGAGCGTGGAGTGTACAAGACAGAGGGCTATATGGAACGCCTAGAAGAAGAGATGGGGATTATCGAAAGCAAGAACTTCGGCCCCTACTTCTTGGTTGTTCGTAATATGATTAACTGGGCAAAGAAGGAGGGTATTCAGGTTGGTCCCGGTCGTGGCTCATCTGCTGGCTCGTTACTCTGCTACGCACTAGGCATTACCGACATTGACCCAATCAAGTATGGACTTCTGTTCTTCCGTTTTATCAATCCAGATCGTAACGACTTCCCCGATATTGATACAGATATTCAGGATACTCGTCGTGAAGAGGTAAAAGATTATTTGGTTAGGCAGTATCGACACGTCGCTTCTATTGCAACCTTCCTGGAGTTCAAAGACAAGGGTGTTATTCGAGACATTGCCAGAGTGCTACACATTCCCCTTACGGATGTAAACAAAGTAAGCAAGCTGTTTGACACTTGGGATGAGTACTTAACGTCTAAGCAAACGAAAGAGTTTAGAGAAAAATATCCAGAGATTGAAAAGTATGGTGACCAGTTGCGTGGTCGTATTCGTGGTACTGGAATCCACGCTGCAGGCGTTGTCACCGCTAAGGAACCAATCTTTAGGCACGCACCAATGGAGACTAGGCAGGCTCCTGGATCTGGAGAGCGTATCCCAGTGGTTGCGGTAGATATGGAAGAGGCAGAGCGTATTGGTCTTATTAAGATCGACGCACTCGGCCTCAAGACTCTGAGTGTTTTGAGAAACACTCTGGATATCATCAAAAAGCGTCACCGTAAAGAAATTAATCTATTAAATATTGACCTAGAAGATGAAAAGATTTATGAAATGCTTTCCAATGGTCACACCAAGGGTGTCTTCCAGTGTGAAGCAGCACCATATACAAACTTGTTGGTAAGAATGGGTGTTCGCAACTTTAACGAGCTAGCCGCCTCTAATGCTTTGGTTCGACCTGGTGCCATGAACACAATCGGTAAAGATTATATCGAACGCAAAAAGGGTCGTCAGGGTATAACCTATCACCACGATGTTATGAAGCAGTTTACAGAAGAAACCTACGGCTGCATTCTTTATCAGGAGCAGGTTATGCAGTCCTGTGTTGAGCTTGGTGGCATGTCAATGGTAGAAGCCGATAAGGTTCGTAAGATTATTGGTAAGAAGAAGGACGCCAAAGAGTTTGATATTTTCAAGGACAAGTTTGTAGAGGGCGCTTCTCGCTACATGACTCCCAACGCCGCCAAAGAATTGTGGCACGACTTTGAGGCACACGCGGGGTACTCTTTTAACAAGTCGCACGCTGTGGCGTACTCTACCCTGTCATATTGGACGGCTTGGCTAAAGTACTACTACCCTCTTGAGTTTATGTTCGCTATTCTTAAGAACGAAAAAGATAAGGACGGTCGCACAGAGTATTTGATTGAGGCAAAGCGTATGGGTATTCCGATTAGGCTACCCCACGTCAACGACTCAGACATCGACTTTAAAATCGAGGGTAAAGGTATTAGGTTTGGTTTATCTGGAATTAAATACATATCAGACAATATTGCTGGAAAGTATTTAGAGGCTAGGCCGTTTAATTCATACAAAGAGCTAGAAGAGTTTAGTATGAGGAAGGGTGCTGGCGTAAACAGCAGATCTCTGCAGGCGCTTAGAGTAATCGGTGCGGCTAACTTCGAGGACAATCCTCGTAACGAAGAAGAGATTCGTAGCAATCTTTACGAGTATTTAAACCTGCCAGAGTTTAACGTAACGGTTCCATCACACTACTATGCTTTTCTAAACTCCGTAGAAGATTTCGAGGAGAAGGGCTCTTTCATTTTGATGGGAATGGTAAAAAGCATTAAGCGTGGAAAGGGTTGGTCTAGAGTAGAGGTTCTAGATAAGACTGGCTCTATCGGTATCTTCGATGAAGAGCAGACGACGATTGAAAGTGGTAAAACTTATTTGCTACTTGCGAGTGACAATAGGATTGTTTCTGCAATACCCTCGGATGAAATCAAGACTTCAGATGCGGCACTTGTTAAGTTCTTAAACTACAAACAGTTGCCCTACAAGGATGACGAAATGTTCGTTGTATCTTTCAAGCCCCGTATTACAAAAGCTGGGAAGAAGATGGCAACGCTTACCCTTGCAGACTCATCAAGAGACATGCACTCTATTCTGGTGTTTCCCACCACGTTTGCAAAGGCATATATGAAGATTCAGGAGGGGAATTCTTACACGTTCTCTTTCGGAAAGACAAAGGACGGCACAGTGATATTGGAGGATATAGATGCTTGACACATTGGCCTACGGGCTACACCAAACTGCGGTAGACAAAGGATTCTGGCCCGACAGGGCAGACGATATCTTTATGGCAAAGCAGTGTATGATGATTGTTTCAGAGGTTACAGAAACAATGGAGGCTATTCGTAAAGATAAGAGTAGCCAGGAGATCGTGGAAGAGATTGCAGACATTGTTATTCGCACGCTTGACTTATACCAAGGATTGCTGAATAATGGATATGTCTCAGAATCACTGAGCGATACTCTTAGAAATAAAACAGACTACAACAAGACAAGACCAGAAAGGCACGGTGTCCGTTTTTAATGACTACAATTGAAGAGGCTATGGCCTTGCTGGATCCTAAGATTCGTAAAACAATTACAAATGGTGAGGGGATTAAGATCGATCACCAGCCCACTCCCAGCTTTGGAATCAACAGGGCGCTTAATGGTGGGCTTCCCTTTGGAAGGCAAGTGCTTGTTTGGGGAAGCAAGTCTAGTGCAAAGTCTTCTTTGTGCTTACAAACAATTGCTATGGCACAGAAAAAGGGAAAGCTTTGTGCCTGGATCGATGCCGAGATGTCCTACTCTGAAGACTGGGCAGTCAAACTGGGGGTAGACCCAGAAAAACTTTTGTATTCTCAAGCCAGAACTATTAACGAGATGGTGGATGTTAGCGTAGCCTTTATTGAGGCAGGAGTAGACATTATTGTCGTAGACAGTATCACCTCTTTGCTACCCGCAATTTACTTTGAAAAAGGTACAGAAGACCTTAAGGCACTAGAAAACACCAAACAGATTGGTGCAGAGTCTAGAGACTTTAGTAATGCTTGGAAGATGATTAACTACGCAAACAACAAGGTCAAGCCCACACTGTTTATTCTGATCTCACAGTCAAGAAATAACATTAGTGCTATGTATACGTCTCAGCAGCCTTCTGGTGGACAGTCTACGAAGTTTTATTCGTCTACCGTGATTAAGCTGTTCTCGTCTGAATCAGAGAACCAAGCAATCAAAGGCAAGATTGCTGTGGGAGATAAGCTAATTGAAGAAAAGGTTGGTCGTAAGATCCGCTGGGAACTTCAGTTTTCTAAAACATCCGCAGGCTTTCAGTCTGGAGAGTACGACTTTTATTTCAGGGGTGACAAGATTGGGATCGATGGTATCGGAGATCTCGTAGACACCGCAGAAATGAATGGCCTTGTAAACAGAACTGGTGCCTGGTATCAGCTAGACGACGGCACCAAGGTGCAGGGTAGAGAAGCATTTATTGAAAAGGTAAGAGAAGATGAAGAACTCCAGAAAAAGCTTGTGGAGCAGCTTAATGGCTAAATACTCTGTGCATCATGGTGTGTTTCCTTGCCACGAGTGTAAAGAGGCAACACACTCAATTAGGTTCTATCCAGAGTCAAAGGACATTACCTGGGTGTGTAGCAAAAGACACATGAACAGGGTTTCACTACAAACAAGAAAGCGTAAGCAAGACTATGACCGAAAAGTCTGAGGGTAAAAGGATAGGCGCTAAGCTCCACAAAAATTCAGGTCGCAACACCAAAAAGGGTGACGCATCTTGGTACAATTTCGTAATTGACTTCAAAGAGGTTGGCAAGAGCTTTACTTTAAATAAAGATGTATGGGCAAAAGCTACAACAGATGCCTTGAAATCTAACAAAGACCCTGCTATAGTTGTAGTTCTGGGTTCAACACAAAAAACAAGGCTGGCAGTAATCGAGCTGTCTTTGCTAGAACAACTGCTGGAAGAGAGAGAACAATGAAAATCTTAATGCTAGATATTGAAACAACACCTATGCAGGTTTACACCTGGGGTCTGTGGGACCAGAACATTGGAATTAACCAGATCATTAAGCCCACTGAGATGATGTGCTTTGGTGCAAAGTGGCAGGGCAAGAAGAAGGTTACCTTCAAGTCTGTCCACCATGATGGCAAGAAGGCTATGCTAGAAGAGCTGCACGCCATGATGGAAGAGGCAGATGCCTTGGTAGGTTGGAACTCAGCAGCCTTTGACCACAAACACATCAAGCGTGAATTCCTTGAGAACGGTATTGCCCCACCATCAGTGGTTAAAGATCTTGACCTTATGAGTGTCGTAAAGGCAAACTTCAAATTCCCATCTAACAAGCTAGACTATGTTGCACAAGCTCTTGGCGTAGGTGCTAAGTTCAAGCACTCTGGCTTCGAGCTGTGGATTGATTGTATGAATGGCGATGACAAGGCCTGGCGTGAAATGAAGAAGTATCAGGTCCAGGATGTTGTTTTGCTAGAAGAGCTGTACCAGGTTCTTCTTCCTTGGTTGCCAGGTTCTGGAAGCGTTACCAGCAAAGAAAGGCGAGAAATCGCGGGGGCTGATGGAGTGGTACAATAGTATGGTGGAAAATAATGAGAGCAAGACAACCCTTGACATGGTCAATGGCCTTGCTGAGATATCTGAATATATGAAGGATGACGAGCTTGATACTGCTTTGACAATGATAGCTAAGCTTATTCTTCGACCAGATATCCCAATTAATGTAGTCACCATAGAGATTGTCAGATTGCAAGCAATTGCGGCAAAGATGTCCTTTAAGGCTACATGGATGGCAAACGTAGAAAAGGGAGATCGAGCAAAAAAGAATATTTACTTTACCGCTGCTGCTGCAATCAACGAGCTTGTGGCTGCTCTAAAGTACATTACTCGATAATATTTTATGACTAAAAACTTACTTAACCAAATAATGACCAACACAGATAAGCCTGCAAAGGCTTCTGAAAGTATGCAGGCATTGATTGAAAAGATTAATTCTGGATACATTGCTAAGCGTGGTCCAAGGCATCAGCAGAAAAAGACTTTTGCCCCATCGACTATCGCTTATGGTCATGGCGAGTGTGCTAGATACTGGTACCTGGCTTTTGAGGGCGGTACGTTTGAGGATAACGCAGACGCATTCGCTGGTGCCAACATGACTAATGGTACAAAGTCACACGAGCGTATCCAGCAAGCAATGGCAGACTCTGGAATGCTTATTGATTCAGAGTTTAAGATTCTATATGATGACCCACCTATCTTTGGATACGGAGACGTAATCCTTGATTGGGAGGGCGAAGAGCTTCTTGGTGAGATCAAGACAGCCATGCAAGAGGGGTTCGAGTATCGGAAAAGAACTGGTAAGGCAAAGACGGGCCACTTAATCCAGATTCTTATTTACATGAAGATTCTCAAAAAAGCAAAAGGTGTTCTCATTTATGAAAACAAGAATAACCATGAGCTATTGGCTATTCCTGTTGTTGTAAATGATTACTATATTAAGTGGGTAGACCAAACATTTGAATGGATGAGGACAGTTCGTAAGGCTTGGGAAGATAAGCTCTTGCCTAAAAAGAACTACCGTTCAAATTCTAAAATCTGCAAGTCCTGCCCTTTGGTAAAGGTCTGTGCAGATGCTGGTGAGGGAGACATCAAGATAAACTCAATGGAGCCCTTAGATGAAAACTTGTCAATGGTGTGATGACCCTTTTGAAGCAAAAGTAGGTTATCAAATTTACTGCTCTTCTAAATGCAGAGAAGAAGCGACAAAAGAAAAGATTGCACAGAGATATCTCGTTGCACGACGTAACCGTATGATGGGAAAGAAACGCAGCTGTAAGGCTTGCGGATCTCCTCTTTCTGCATATAACGATGAGCCGATTTGTCAAACCTGTATTGTGAATCCCGCAGAGGTTTCTAAGGCTCTTAAAGAGATTAAGGGGAACTCTGGTGGTAGATCTAAGCGTTCTAAATAGCCCACCACAAAAGCTTTGTGCTATTGACGCTAGCACAAACAGTTTAGCCTTTGCTATCTTCGACGGTAAAAGTCTTGAAGCTATGGGCAAGATTAATTTTTCAGGAAGGACTGCCTATGCAAAAGCTGCGGATGCATGTAATAAGATTAAAGATTTCTTTGTTTTGTTTGAGATTGAGGCTGTGGTTATTGAGCAAGCTATTCATTTAAACAGCCCAAAGACAATGTCAGACCTTTCAATCATACAGGGCGCAATTGTTGGAGGAATAGCAATTTCACAAAAAACATACTTTGTTTCTGTCCCACCAATAACTTGGCAAACATATATAGGAAACGGAAAACTCTCTCATGAAGAAAAAGGTTTGGTTAGAAAATCAGATCTTAGCAAAAGTGAATCTTGGTATAAAAATAAAGAAAGAGAGTTTAGAAAACAAAAAACCATAAATTTTGTAAATACTTATTACGACAAGACCGTTTCCGACAATGATGTTGCTGACGCTGTTGGAATTGGTCATTACGCGGTGCATAATTCAAATAAGCTGTTTTCTATGATATAATGTATTTGTGCGAACTCGACAAATATTACCAAAAGTAAAGCAGCGAAGGGTCAGCAAGTACCAACACCTGCTAGGCAAGGTTTTGGGTTCCAGAAAAGTTTTACAGTCTTTGCCCAGATCGCTTTTTGAAGTCCAGTGTATTGATTGCAATCACCTATCGGTACAAAGGGGTATTGATTTAGAAAAATTAAAAGACACCGAATGTCAAAATTGTAAAATACAGAAAAGAAATCCAAACCTAAACAATGCCTATTTGAGAACAAAAAACAATGCAAAATCTAGAGGTTTAGATTTTTTAATTTCAAAAGAATATTTTGGTTCTATTTCAGAAAAGAACTGCTATTACTGTGGCTCAGAGCCCATGCAGGATTCAAAAGATTTTGTAGAAAGGTGTCCAGCATACAATGGTTTGGATAGGCTAAATCCAAAGGTTGGTTATGTCGAGGGAAACGTAGTTTCTTGTTGCAAATATTGCAACTATGCTAAACATGACATGTCTGTAGAAGATTTTATTTTTTGGATAAAAAGGTGTCACGAGCACATATCTGACAATTTTTAAATTGACAAGGAGCATAAATGCCTGCTAAACTTTATACGAATCCGCTTTGGCTAAAGAAGAGGTTTCAGCTAGATAGAAAAACACCACAAGACATAGCAAAAGAGTGCGGTATAAGTGTGGCAACAATTTATGTATATCTAGATAAATTTGGATTAAGGAAAAAGCGTTGAGAATTATTAGACACTTTGCAAAGGTTGCAAAGATGCAATTTGTTAGACTGACATGCAAGCACGAAAGTTTTTACGAAGCTTCCTGTCCGTTTACTGAAATGACATACATCAATTGCACCAAGTGTTGGAAAAGGGTTGGGGTAGTCCCTACAAAGGAGAGAGATGAAAGAATACAGCAACAAGAACCAGATCGGATTTGACGACATACTTTTGATTCCTCAACATTCTGAGGTTTCTAGCCGTAGTGATGTTAGCTTGTCTACCACTTTAGGCGCAGGGCTTAACGGTATAGCAATGGCTATGCCGATTATTGCAGCACCTATGGACACAGTTTGCGAGCACGAGATGGCTTCTTCTATTCGTAAAGCTGGCGGCTTTGGAATTATTCATAGGTACATGACAATCGAAGAGCAGGTAAAGCAGATCGCGCTGGCAAAGGCAATGGGTGGTTCTGCTGGAGGTTCTGTGGGGGCAAGGGGAGAGTTTTCCCACGATGCCGTAAAGCTAGTGGGCGCTGGGGCACTTCTAATCCTGGTAGATGTTGCTAACGGTCATAGCGAACACGCTGTTGGCGCAGTAAAAGAACTTCGCCAGATATTTGGAAATCAAATTCACATTATGGCTGGCAATGTTGCCACTTGGGAAGGCTTTGCTAGATTGGCCGATGCTGGAGCTGATTCTATTAGAGTTGGTATTGGTGGCGGATCGGCTTGCACCACAAGGATTGTAAGCGGACACGGTGTGCCAACCCTGTCCTCCATTATGGATATTAGAGAACGAGTTGCATACAACGAAGGTCCGAGTCTCATTGCCGATGGCGGTATTCGTAATTCTGGAGATGCCGCCAAGGCTCTAGCCGCAGGAGCACACGCTTTGATGCTGGGCAGGCTGTTGGCTGGCACAAAAGAATCTCCTGGAGAAATTGTGAATGGACACAAGGTCTTCCGAGGAATGGCATCTAGGGAGGCACAGGAGGAGGGTAGAGGGGTCGTATCGGGTGTAGAGGGTATCTCAACTACCGTTCCTTTTGTTGGAAGTGTTAATGATATTATTAATGATTTCAACGCAGGGCTAAAGAGCGCTCTCTCCTATACGGGGGTAGATAATCTTATTGACTTCCATGCCGAAGCAGTGTACAATAGAGTAACAAGCAGTACACTAAACGAAACTAAGCCACACGCAAAGGAGTAACATGCCACGCCGTAAAAAGGTAGAGCTTCCACCCAGTAAGTTTTTCAGCTACCCAGAAATTGAGGTAGACGGCTTTGTGATTGAAAAAGGCGAGCTTATCAAGATCAAAGACGAATGGGGTATGCGATTTAAGTTTGACGGTCTGGTTACTAATACCGAAACTGGTGCTCAGTGGGTAGATTGCTTTGAAATGTATCGAGGAAAGGCTGGTGTCTTGAGGGCATTCAGACTAGACCGAGTAAAGAGAATTCCTAAGAAGAGGGGTAGGCGTCGTGCCAAGCGAGGAACAGCAATTAGTACAGCATCTTGACACCGTCAACAAGGTTGTTGGAGAATATCTAAAGGGCAACGATCCTACCAAGATTTCCAAACAGTTGGACATTCCAAGAACAAAGGTAGCCGCTCTAATAAAAGAGTGGCAAGTAATGGCGTCCGACAACTCTGCTATTCGCGCTAGGGCTAAAGAGGCTTTGGCTGCGGCAGACGAACACTATAGCAGACTGATTAGTCAGGCCTACGAGGTTATTGACGAGGCTACCACCACAGCAAACCTTGGGGCAAAAACCAACGGTATCAAGCTAGTCATGGACCTAGAGTCTAAGCGTATTGAAATGCTACAAAAGGCTGGACTACTTGAGAACAAGGAGCTAGCAGAAGAGATGCTAGAGATCGAGCGTAGACAAGAAATTCTTATGGTCATTCTTAAAGATGTGGCCGCAGAGCATCCAGAGATTAGAGATAAGATTATGAAGAAGCTATCAGAAGCTTCTGAAAAGCTAAACGAAACGGTAACAATTGTAAACAATGTTTGATGATTTTCTAGAGGTGCTTAAAGATAATCCATTTGAAGAAATTCCTGTGGATGCTAAGACCTTTGTAGAGGATGAGGCGTTTCTTAATCAGCCTCCGCTTTCTGCTATTCAGTACGACATTGTAGAAGCCATGAGTCAGATCTACAAGAAAGAAGATCTTGTAGAGCTTATGGGGCATGAAGAGGGTAGCAGGTACTACAAGAAGTTTACTAAGAACGAGATTATTCTTCAGTTGGGCAAGGGTAGTGGTAAAGACTTTACCTCTACAGTTGCAGTGGCATACATCGTATACAAGTTGCTATGTCTTAAAGATCCCGCCAGGTATTACGGTAAGCCATCTGGTGACGCTATTGATATTATCAATGTCGCTATTAACGCTGCCCAGGCTAAGAACGTTTTCTTTAAAGGTTTTAAAACAAAGATTGAAAAGTCTCCTTGGTTTGCTGGCAAGTACTACGCCAAGATGGACTCTATTGATTTTGATAAATCTATTACTGTTTATTCTGGTCACTCTGAGCGTGAATCACACGAGGGTTTAAACCTTATGGTAGCAGTCCTTGACGAGATCTCTGGCTTTGCCACCGAAAATGCTAGCGGTAATGATCAAGGAAAGACTGCAGACAATATTTACAAAGCCTTTCGTGGTACTGTAGACTCTCGTTTTCCAGACCTGGGCAAAGTAGTGCTTCTCTCCTTCCCAAGATATCCAGGAGATTTTATTTCTCAAAAGTACGAGGAAGCCATACTTGAAAAAGACACTATTCAAAAACAGCATAAGTTTATTTTAAATCCAGACCTGCCAGAAGATGCCGAGGGTAACAACCTAGAGATAACCTGGGATGAAGAACACATTGTCTCTTATAAATATCCCAACACCTTTGCCCTTAAAAGACCTACTTGGGAAGTAAACCCTACAAGATCTATTGAAGACTTCAAGCTAGCATTCTATACAGACCTTGGAGACGCAATGATGCGCTTCTTGTGTGTTCCAACTTTTGCTTCAGACGCTTTCTTTAAACAAAGAGAAAAGATTCAGGCGTGTATGACTGGCAGAAACCCCATCGATACTTTTAAGCGCTTTGACGAATCATTTAAGCCAGACCCAGACAAGAAGTATTACGTCCACGCTGACCTTGCACAAAAGCATGACAAGTGTGCTGTGGCAATTGCTCACGTAGAAAAGTGGGTAAACATACAGGTAATTAAAGATTACGAACAGGTTGTCCCATTTGTTGTAGTCGATGCCGTAGTTTATTGGGAGCCAAAGATAGAAGGCCCCGTCGATCTTTCAGAGGTAAAGCAGTGGATTCAAAACCTCAGAAGACTGGGGTTTGATATCGGACTGGTTACCTTTGACCGCTGGCAATCATTCGATATTCAGAATGAGCTAAAGGCCGTAGGCATTAGAACAGAAACTCTGTCAGTAGCCAAGAAGCACTATGAAGATATGGCTATGTTGGTATACGAAGAGCGTGTCGTAATGCCATCAATGGATTTGCTGTTTGAAGAACTAACAGAACTTAAGATTATGAGAAACAACAGAGTAGACCACCCTCGTAAAAAGTCTAAGGACTTGGCGGATGCTGTGTGCGGATCAATCTTTAATGCTATCTCTCACACGCCGAGAAACACAAACCTTGAGGTAGAGATTCATACATTTAGGGATCGTCCCAAGGTTGATGTTGCGGACCTTCCAGACAACGTGATACAATATAAACCCAAAGAGATTCCAGACGATGTTAAAGACTACTTAGATCGTTTTGGCCTTGTCTAACACAAAATGTTGGGCATATTCTAAGATTCAAACACCAGATTTAGTATAAAGGGCGGTACAATTGTTACCTATTGACATTGTATATTTTTCGAACTATTCTGGAAATACTAAGAGATTCGTGGAGAGGCTTAATGAAAATGACGCTATTAGGATACCTATTGATAGGAGCGATCGTGGTATTACCGTTGATCGCCCTTATGTCCTTCTGGTACCTACTTACGGTGGTGGCGAGGGACGAGCAGCAATCCCTCGACAAGTACGATCTTTTCTAAACGTTAGAGAGAACCGTGCGTTGTTGCGTGGCGTTGTTGGTTTTGGAAACACAAACTTCGGTGAGCACTTTTGCAGAGCCGCAGATTTAATTAGTGCAAAGACAGGTGTGCCAGTCATTGCGAGGGTAGAAATATTTGGCACAGAAGACGATGTAAAGACAGTAAAAGAAAGGCTCAATTTACTTTATGGATAAGAACTATAGCTATCACGAACTAAACGCAATGCTCAACCTATATGGGCCAGACGGTAAGATCCAATTTGATAAAGACAAAGAGGCGGCCAAGCACTACTTCTTAGACCATGTTAATCTTAATACTGTTTTCTTTCACAGCCTAGAGGAGAAGCTAGAGTACCTAGTAGAGAATGAATACTACGATACAGATGTTCTAGATCAGTACGGCCTTGACTTTGTTAAGTCGTTGTTTAAACAAGCATATGAGTACAAGTTTCGCTTCCCCACATTTTTGGGAGCCTTTAAGTTTTACACCAGCTACGCACTAAAGACTTTTGATGGTGAGCGATACCTTGAAAGATTTGAAGATCGTGTATGTATGAACGCCCTAATGCTTGCTAGGGGCGACAAGAAGCTTGCCCAAGATCTCATTGACGAGATTGTTTCTGGGCGATTCCAGCCAGCTACGCCAACCTTCCTTAACGCGGGCAAGAGGCAGAGGGGCGAGTTTGTATCTTGCTTCCTGCTTCGTATCGAAGATAATATGGAATCCATCTCACGGGGTATCAATTCTTCGCTGCAGTTGTCGAAGCGAGGCGGGGGCGTAGCTCTTAACCTAACAAACCTACGAGAGGCTGGGGCACCTATCAAGAAGATTGAAAACCAGTCCTCTGGTGTGTTGCCAGTAATGAAACTATTAGAAGACAGTTTTAGTTACGCTAACCAGCTTGGAGCCCGTCAGGGTGCGGGCGCGGTGTATCTTAATGCACACCACCCAGACATTATGCAGTTCCTTGACACAAAGCGTGAGAATGCTGACGAGAAGGTTCGCATTAAGACTCTAAGCCTGGGGGTAGTCGTTCCAGACATCACTCTTGAATTAGCTAAGAACAATGAAGACATGTATCTATTCTCTCCATACGACGTAGAAAGAATCTATGGGGTGCCAATGTCGGACATTTCTGTTACTGAAAAGTACCAGGAGATGGTAGATAACCCAGACATTCGCAAGAAGAAGATGAAGGCTCGTCTGCTCTTTGAAACCATTGCAGAGCTACAGTTTGAATCTGGATATCCCTACATCGTTTTTGAAGACACCGTAAACGAAGCTAACCCAGTCGAGGGTAGAATCAATATGTCAAATCTCTGTTCTGAGATTCTTCAGGTCAATACTCCTACAACATATAAGACAGACTTATCATACGATAAGATTGGTAAGGACATTTCCTGCAACCTTGGCTCTCTTAATATTGCAAAGGTAATGGAGTCGCCAGACTTTGGAAAGACTGTAGAGGTTGCCATCAAAGCACTAACCTCCGTTGCTGACCTTAGCTACATAGAGTCAGTCATGTCTGTTGCCGAGGGTAACAAAAAGTCTAGAGCTATTGGTCTAGGACAAATGAATCTTCACGGATACTTCGGCAAGGAAAGAATGCATTATGGTGACGAAGAGTCTCTTGACTTTACCAACATCTACTTTTACACCATTTTGTTCCACGCCCTAAAAGCATCTAACAAGATGGCAAAGTATACTGGGTCACCATTCGATAACTTTGAAAACTCAAAGTATGCTACTGGAGAATTCTTTAACAAGTATACCGAGCAAGAATGGAAGCCAGCCACAAAGAAAGTAGCTAAGATATTTGCTAATTCTAGTGTGGATATTCCAACACAAGAAGACTGGGAAAGGCTTAAGAAGTCTGTAATGAAGCACGGTATCTACAATCAGAATCTTCAGGCCGTACCGCCAACGGGATCAATCAGCTATATCAATAATAGTACTAGCTCTATTCATCCTATTGCTTCCAAGGTAGAGATTCGTAAAGAGGGTAAGTTGGGCAGGGTATACTATCCAGCACCATACCTAACAAACGATAACCTAGAATACTTTGAAGATGCATATGAGATTGGTCCAGATAAGATTATCGATGTCTATGCCGCTGCTACTCAGCACGTAGACCAAGGACTATCCCTTACATTATTCTTTAAGGATACCGCCACAACCCGTGACGTAAACAGAGCACAGATTTACGCATGGAAAAAGGGTATAAAAACAATTTATTATATTCGTATTAGGCAATTAGCCCTAGAAGGAACTTCAGTAGAGGAGTGCGTGTCATGTCAATTGTAAGACCAATTAATTGGAATGCAGTAGAAGATCCAGTAGACTTAGACGTATGGAATAGACTTACTGCAAACTTTTGGATACCCGAAAAGGTGCCCATCTCTAACGACATCCAGTCTTGGGCTAGCCTGAAGGAGCACGAGAGAACTCTCACTATGCGTGTGTTTACTGGGCTAACACTGCTCGATACAATTCAGGGTACTGTGGGATCAATGTCTATCATGCCTGATGCCAGAACCCCACACGAAGAAGCAGTAATTACAAACATTGCTTTCATGGAAAGTGTCCATGCAAAGTCATACTCTAGTGTGTTTTCCACACTATGTTCAACAGATAATATAGAAGAAGCATTTAGATGGAGTGAAGAGAATGAAAATTTACAGAATAAGGCTCGCATTATTTTGGACTATTATCGTGGTGATGATCCCCTCAAGCGAAAGGTCGCAAGCACCCTGCTTGAATCTTTCCTATTCTACAGTGGGTTCTATCTCCCAATGCATTGGTCCAGCAGAGCCAAGCTTACAAATACAGCAGACCTTATTAGACTAATTATTCGTGACGAGGCTGTTCACGGGTACTACATCGGATATAAGTATCAACTAGCACTAGCCGAGCAGTCACAGGAGCGCCAGGAAGAGCTTAAAGAGTACACCTATGACCTTCTTATGGAACTATACAACAATGAGTGCAAGTACAGTGCAGACCTATATGATGAAATCGGTTTGACAGAAGACGTAAAGAAGTTCTTGCAGTATAACGGAAACAAGGCACTAATGAATCTAGGATATGATCCGTTGTTTCCCAAAGAAACAGCAGAGGTTAATCCAGCTATTCTATCTGCCCTTGCTCCAGATGCTAATGAGAACCATGACTTCTTCAGCGGTAGTGGGTCGAGCTACGTAATTGGGAAACATGAGAGCACAACCGACGATGACTGGAACTTCTGACTTTAACTGCTATAATTGACGGATAAGAAGGGTAACAAATGACTAAAAGAACTTTTGACTGGGTATCAGAGCACGACTCTAAGTCTCGTAAGTATGCCATTAGATCTATATTAAAACAAAGAGGTGTTACAAAGAAACAGACCTTATGGCGGGAGGGCATTGTTTTAGATCAAGGCTCTGAGGGGGCTTGTGTGGGCTTTGCGTGGACAGGCGAGCTACTAGCAGAGCCAGAAGCACCAAGGGCACAGCCATCATTTGACTATGCAAACTCTTTGGCAATTTCTTTTTACAATGAAGCAAAGACTATTGACGAATGGCCTGGTGAAGATTATGAGGGTACGTCAGTATTAGCTGGTGCAAAGATAATGCAGAAGGCTGGATTCATTGGTGAATACCGCTGGTGTTTTGGTGTAGATGATGTTCGTGATGCTGTAATTTCCGAGGGGCCAGTTGTAATCGGAGTACCTTGGTATAACGGAATGTATGACACACTTCCTAATGGATTAGTAAAACTATCTGGAAAGCTAACAGGAGGCCACGCTATCCTGATCACTGGATATAGCCCTAGTAAAAGATTTGGCAATGTAACCGAAGAAGCTTTTAGATGGAGAAATTCCTGGGGCACTGATTATGGAATCAACGGTTCTGGTTGGATTAAATATAAAGATCTAGCAAAACTATTATCCGAGAACGGCGAAGCTTGCGTTCCAATGCAACGTGAGGTACCATTGTTTAATGAGCCAAAGAGAAGTGTTTGGCAAAAGTTGTTTAATAAATAAACAGTATTGGGGTGTGGCGAAATTGGCATCGCAGCTCACTGTTAATGAGAAGATTGCAGGATCGTACCCTGCCACCCCAGCGGTTCAAGTTTTGTGGTATAATTGAACCATGAAACACAAAGAAGAAATATTTAGGCTTAGATCAGAGGGAAAGTCTTATAGAGAAATTCAGAATATCCTTGGTTGCTCCAAAGGAACAATTGCCTTTCATCTTGGCGAGGGGCAAAAAGAAAAGTATTATGAAAGAACAAACAGAAGAAGAACGGAGCTGTCTAGAAAAATTTGGGACATAAAGGAGGCCTCTGGCTGTGTAGATTGCGGAGAAAAATATCCACACTTTATGCTCGACTTTGACCATCTTCCAGGATATGAAAAAATAGATAGTCCAACATATTTGGCTAGGACATACAGCCTAAAAAAAGCAATGGAAGAAATTGAAAAATGTGAAATTGTTTGTGCTAATTGTCACAAAATTAGAACTTGGAATAGAAACGTAGAGATTTCTAGAAAAAAACAAAATGTCGATTAAGTGTTACGGTAGCACGGAAAGCTCCAACCTTTCAAGCCAGGGTTCGACTCCTTGAATCGGCGCAACAACTAAATATTGGGAATATAGTTTAATGGTAAAACTTAACCTTGCCAAGGTTATGACGCGGGTTCGATTCTCGCTATTCCCTCGGACCATTAGCTTAGCGGTTAAAGCGCTACCCTGTCACGGTAGAGATCGCCAGTTCAAATCTGGTATGGTTCGCAAATGAATGGTAAAATAATATAATGGCAATAGGCTTAAGCACTAGTTGCGTTTTCCCATCGGGTACAGAGACAGCATTTAAAATAGCATCTGAAGTTGGGTATGATGGCGTTGAAATCATGATAAGTAAACAAAAAGAAACTAGAGACGCTCACAAGATAATGGAATTGTCTGAAAAATATAATCTTCCAATTTTATCTATACACGCACCAGTATTAGTTTTAACCTCTTTTGTTTTTGGGATTGGTGCAAAA